AGCATACTTTTTAATGAATGTCAATAGGTATTCATAAGTTTATTTCATTCTGCTTACACGAAGAAGTAACCTTATGAATACTTAAGTTAACAACATAGGAGACTATCATGTCAGATAAGAAAGTATACACAGCACTGCTACCACGTAAGTCAAGCCAAGCATTCATCAACGTGTTCCAGTCACATGGTTTCAATGATGCGTTGCGACCTAAGGATCACCCGAACAAAGGTCGTAGTAATGAGCATGCTTAAACTTTACTCAGCGGGTGTTGAACGAGGTAAGGAAGAGCTAATCTATAAGCACGATGTATATCATAGGATTATTACGGCTCACTTTAAAAACACCTCTAGTTACGAAGAAGCTTACCTTGCTGTTAAAAGAGAAATAAGTAGACATCCTAGGAGTGTATCCGACCGAACAAAGAACATAATGGCTAGTGTGATATGGGATAGCATTACTGCACCCCTTGCTGCTCACTACCCTCGGTTAACTAATGTAGTTAAGCAAGCATTCCTTGAAACTTACAATACGACTGATATGGGACGGAGAGTAATGACGTACCTTAGGTCTGAAACAGAAACTAACTTATGCCAAGGGACACCACTTAAACCTCTTGGTGAACCAGAAGGAGAAACAATCGTGAATTCAACACAAGAAAACACAGTACTACCTAAGTACTCTAATGATTTAATCAGCAACGTCACACTAGTTAATGGTCGTGATGCAAGCACAATGACACCTGAGGATTTCTATGCCTTAATTGAAAAGCTTAATTCTCGTATTGATGGCTTAGAGAAACTTGGTGTTGATAAGTCAGCTCATGTTAAGGCTGAGATCGAACGATTGAAGAAAGAGATTGGTGATCTTGTGGAACTAATGGACACACTCTTCACTACTGCTATGTAGATCAAATAGGCAGATACCCTAAGACAACGACAGGAGACCACATCATGTTAGGTAAATTATTCGGGATCAAGACGGTTGCTAGTGTAAGAGACCGTTTTACAAGGGAATTCAGAGAAATTCTCAAGGCACAAACCGCTCGTGTTAAGAAAGCAACCATTGCTATCCAAGCTAAAGAGCGCCAACGTCTAGCTGCACAAATGGAAGCTGATGCTGCCTCTACTGCAATAGATAACATCAACAAACTGTTCGGAGGGACAACAAATGGGAACGCTAAACAAGACGTGGAATAGACGACAATTCGACGTAACTTTTAAAATGAGTGTCGTTAGAGCTGTACAACAGTTTAGAAGGGAAGGTGCTGCTAAAGGTACTATTAAGTCCTTCTTAACTTCACATAAAATCACAAGACAGCACGTGAATTACTGGGAGAAACAATTTGATGAAGGACATTTTTCGCCTTTTCGAGCTGTAGCATTCTCTCGTCGTTCTGTAATGGTTCACGGCTAGGAGTAATAACATGAGTGTATTTGCATTCTTTATTTTAATCATCTTGATCGTCGCTGGTGTACTAATGTATCGCTCAGCAAGACGAGACAAGAAACTGAATGATGCGATCCAACGTAATCGTGACATCCGCAACGAGGTTAAGATATCAGAGATTGACGCTGATTCTGATCACCTTTTGAAAACTTTAACAACAACGGAGAAAACAACAGATGAATAAATCTTTAATTATTAGTGCTATCGCAGGTATCGTTGGTCTTACAGTAGTAGCTTTGAACGTAGGTATTAATGATGCTGGTTACCGTACAGTCATTCAGAAGCCTAACGGTAGCATGAGTGTTAAGTTCGAGCCTGGGTTATACTTCCCTATGTTCGGTAAGACAACTACGTATCCTGACTTTATCTCGAAGGATTTCGGTGCTGGTGAAGACAATGTATGTAGCTTTGCACAGAACGACGGTGTTCGAGTGCGTTACCAAGATGGTGGTGAAGGTGTAGTCTGTGGTATGGTTAACGTAGCGTTACCTACTGATGAAGACTCAATGCTTAAGTTCCACAATCGTTTCCGTTCAGAGGAAGGTGCACGTACTAAGTTACTTAACCAAGAGTTCCCTAAGGTATTAAACCTTACGGCTGGTCTGTTGAAATCTGAAGAAGCTTACGCTACTAAACGCTCAGAGTTCATTAGTAACGCAACGTACCAAGCTAATAACGGTCTGTATGAAACCAAGTTAGTATCAAAGCGTGTACAAGTTGGTGTTGATAAAGAAGGTAAGCCTGAGTATCAGAACCGTGATGTACCTGAGATTGTCTTGGGTACAGATGGTCAACCTAAGACTGCTGATTCTATCATTGATCGCTGGAATCTAGCGGTAACACAGTTTGACTTGAAAGCTTGGGACTTTGAACCGAAAACATTGAAACAAATCAGTGACAAGCGTGATGCTGAGATGGCAATCATTACTGCTAAAGCTAATGCGAACAAAGCATACTACGCTGAGCAACAAGTAATTGCTGAAGGTAAGAAGAACGTAGCACAAATGGAATACAAAACCAAAGCTGCTGCGGCTCGTCAGATTGAAGAAGCTAAGCGTGATAAGCAACTAGCGGTAATCGCTGCGACTAAGCAGAAAGAAACAGCTATCGAGTTAACTGCGGCTGCTGAAGAAGCTACTAAGCAGAAAGCTCAGGAAGCATTGGCTGCTATTGAAGAAGCTAAGGTAATCACTACACTAGCTGACGCTGAAGCATACGCTATTGATAAGAAGCAAGAAGCTGGTAAGTTGTTCCGTGAGTTCGAGATGAAAGAGCATATTGCTACTGTTAACTCTCGTGCTGTAGAGAACATGAACATGCCTAGCCAACTGACTATCTTAGGTGGTGGTGCTGGTGGTAACACTGACGCAATGAATTCATTGTTGCAACTAGGCGTAATGGATAAACTTGGTACACTAAGCAACGCTAAAACAGTTAGCAAGTAAGGAGTAACTTATGGAATCTGTATTCATAATAGTAGTCTTATACTGCTGTTGGGCTGCCTTTGACTATGATCCTATAGTAGGGGCATTACTAATACTTGGGGTATATCCTGTGTTTACCTCCAGAAGAACCTAAGATTGAGATACAGGTTCCTCGAGTTTTAACATGCGATCCTTCTTCAAGTGATCCAATTGATAAAGCTGAATGCGTTCTAGTAAATACAAAGATCACACCTGAGCAACACAAAGAACTTCCAAAGGAACAACAGGAAACTTTGGAAAAGAAATGTGTTGACAACGGTGGCATTTGGATGTATGATGAATGCGTTAAGTAATTAACTTCCTTTCTTTTTAAATCTAGGGTATCTCTGATGGTGCCCTATCTTAAGCAGAAAGATTAACGTCGGGTAGCTCAGCATGACAGAGCGCCCCACCTTTAGCCCAATGGTTGTGACGAGCGGTTCGATTCCCTCGGGGCTAACCATTAAACATTGGGGAGGACGCTGGTTACAATCCAGCCCCGACGATCAATTTATTTAAACAAACGTAAACAAGAGGAAAACAATATGTCTAACACTTCAACTAAATACCGTATCTCTGGTGCTAATGTATTCCCATTCATTCACCAAGAAGGCTCAGTAGTTGATACAGTACCTGCTGGTTACTACAAGGTAGCCTTTAATCCAATGATCGGTTTCTACTTAGAGAAAGAGACAGACCAAGTGGAATTACCAGCGACGATCTTCGGTTCTGCTGAAGCACGTTCAGAACGTATCATGAAAGCTTACTCTAATAGTCCTCAGGCTTTAGGTGTAGGTCTATTCGGTAAGAAAGGTGCAGGTAAATCTCTATTGTCTGCTGTACTAGCCCACCAAACTATTGCCCAAGGTAAACCAGTGATCGATGTATCTGATTCATTCTGTACAGATCCTAAGTACCTTGAGTTCCTTAACAGTATTCAAGAATGTACTATCATCTTTGATGAATTCCTTAAGCACATCAGTAAACTAAAAGGTTCTGATGATGAAGGTGACTCAAGACATAATCGTCTTGCAATTGCTGCTGATCGTCAAGATGAAATGCTTAACTTCTTCCAAGGTACAAACAATCGTAAACGCTTGATCGTACTAATTGATAACTCTCACTACATGCTAAGTGATTTCCTTACAGACCGCCCAGGCCGTATGAGATACATGTACATCTACGATGGTGTTGAGCAACAAGTAGTACAACAGTTATGTAAGGCTCATGGTTTAACAGAAGATCAAGAGGCTTCTTGTATTGTTTACTCTAAGCGTTACGGTGTAAGCTTCGATGTGATGAATGAGATTATCAAAGAATGGGCAGAGTATCCAGATGAGTCTCTTGAAGAAATCACTGCAATCCTTAACGTACCTACATTACGTCCTGAAGTTAAGACCATGGTACGAGTAGATCAGCTCATCCCGAATACTGAGGATGGTGGAAAACCCTACCAATTAGTTAACGAGTTAGGTTCAATGATAAATAATATCGTGAGTATCACAGTTAAGTACCCTAACCCATTAATAGGTAAAGAGTATAAAGATGAAGATGAAGATGCGTTTTACGAGGATGGTGCTGAAGAACACATGTCATGGACAGCTTATAAGGCGCTAGAAGATAAGGATGCACCGTACGTTACGAGAACCCTAATGTTTAACAATAATGACTTAATAGCTATCCGTGGTAACAAACATGCTTACAAGAATTCAGATGATGTTCAAGTAGTAATCGAAATTGTAGAAACTTCTGTTACTAATCAGACAACTAAATGGAACAGCACTTTATAAGGGGAAACCAATGAGCACAGTACAATTCACAGTATTAAAAGCAGCAGTACAGCAAGCTTATGAAGCTATCAAGACGTTACCTTTGTTTGCTAGTAATGCAACGAAGGATGAACTATGGGACGTCTACATTATGAAGCTTACTGCTTTAGGTCACAATGAAATCTATAGAGAACGAGGGGAGCATGACTGTCAATGTTGTAAGGCTTTCATTCGTAAGGTAGGTAACATCGTAGCTATCAAGGATGGTCAATTGGTATCTATTTGGGATGAGATCAACACAGGTACTTACTATGATGATCTAGCGGCTACCATGAGTGCTTTAGTTAAAAATGCTGGTATCCGTAGTATCTTCCTGTCAGACACGGAGAAGGTAGGTACGGATTCAAATGTTGAGATAATGGATGATGGTAATACCCATGTTTGGGAACACTTCTACCTTGAACTGAACCCAGCGTTACATGTGGAAACTAATGGTGACCGTAGACGACATATCGTTGGTAGAGCAGGAAATCACTATGCATCCCTGAAGTTATCTTGTGAACAACTAACATTAGATGCAGTGAATACTGTGCTTGACTTAGTTAATGATAACAATCTGTATCGTGGAACAGAACACAAGTCTACCTTAGAGCTAATGAGAGACGTTCTAACAGAGTATAATTCAATGGATGATGCATCACTTTGGTTATGGACTAAGTCTCGTCAGCTTGGCTCTCTGGCGACCCTACGTAGTACTGTGATTGGTACTCTAGTTAAGGACATTAGTTCAGGCATGGACTTAGAGCAAGCAGTCAACTCATTCGAAGCTAAGGTAGCACCACATAACTACAAGCGTAGTAGCAAGGTAATTACCAAAGGTATGATTGAGGCTGCTGAGAATAAGGTGAAGGAACTTGGTATCGAAGAGTCTCTTCCTAGACGTCCAGCGTTAATCACAGATATCACAGTGAACAACGTACTGTGGGCTGATGCTGGTGCAGAGGCTGCAATGGGTGGTATCTTTGGTGATCTTAAGGATGCCGCTAAGGATACCAACGTTGACTTGACTAAGGCTACAGCTATCGGTATCAATGACTTCATGACTAAGGTATTACCTAGTGCTAAGGCAGTGGAACTTCTACTTGAGAACCGCTTAGCTGATACTAACGCTATGACTTTAGTAGCACCAGTGGATGCTGATGCACCTAGTATTTTCAAGTGGGATAATAACTTTAGCTGGACATACAAAGGTGATGTAACCGATGGTATCGCAGAGAAAGTTAAGAAAGCTGGTGGTAAGATCGATGGTGCTATGCGTATCTCTCTTGCTTGGGATAACAGTGACGACTTAGATCTTCATATTAACTGTCCTCAGAATGGTCATATCTTCTTTGGTAGCCGTAGAAGTAAGCGTGGTTTACCTATGCTTGATGTTGACATGAACAGTGAGCGTATGAACGATAAGGATCCAGTGGAGAACATTTGTTACCATGAAGACAGAGATATCCCTAGGAACCAATGGATTACTGTTAAGGTTAACCAATACAGCAGACGTGGTCAATCAACTGAAGGCTTCACTGTGGAGATTGAGATCGACGGTAAGATCTTCTCGTTCTTCCATCGTGGTGCCTTAGGTAATGCTAGAACTAAGCAAATATGCCGCTTCAAGGTTGACCGTAACAACCAAGTGGAATTCTCTGCTGACAGCATGGATCGTACTGATAGCTCTCGTAATACATGGGGTCTATCTACTCAGAAGTTCCATCGTGTTCAGACTGTAATGCATAGTCCTAACCATTGGGATGGTAACAGCACAGGTAACAAGCATACATTCTTTATCTTGGATAACTTTGTTAATCCTGATGCAGTACGTGGATTCTACAATGAATTCCTTTCAGCAGAGTTACACGAGAACCGTAAGGTATTTGAGGTCTTAGGTAATCGTATGAAAGCTCAGCCTATTGAAGGACAGCTTAATGGTATTGGCTTCTCTGAAACAGTGAGAAACAATGTGTACCTTAAGGTTGATGGTCGCTTATATCAGGTGAGCTTCTAGTGGGTCGCCAGATGAAACCTTTCAAGGGTGCTGAGATTCCTCAGTATCCCTCAGTTTCAGCCAGCTGGGTACTTGGTTGGACAGCCTTAGGTATTACTATGGGTATCTTTGGATTCTTTATTTTATAGGAGAACAACATGGAACAATTATTCATTAAGGCTTCACGAGAGAAGCTACGATTCCCTTCATCAAAGGGTCAGTTAACAGTGGAACAACTATGGGATTTACCATTGACCTCTAAGACAGGTAAGGTAAACCTAGATGAGTTAGCTGTGGCTGCTTTCAACGATAACGAAGCTACACCAACAGTATCATTCGTTGAGACTACAGTACGTAAGAATACAGCAGCAGAAACTCGCTTAGAAATTCTTAAGTACATCATTGCGGCTAAACAAGCGGAGAACTCTCTTAAACTTGAGGCTGCTGCTAAAGCTGCTGAGAAAGCTGAGCTTCTAGAGTTACTAGCGACTAAGCAGAAAGAAGGTCGATTAGCTTTGTCTGAAGCAGAGATTAAGGCTCGTATCGCTTCATTGTAGCATTAGACCTAGGGCATCCGTGTGGTGTCCTATCCTAATATTACAAGCGGAAAAACAATAGGAGAACATTATGTCTTTTGAAATAATTAAAGGTGACTTGATTGCCTTAGCATTAAGCGGTGAAGCTAAGATAATAGCTCATGGTTGTAACTGTTTCCATACTATGGGTTCAGGGATAGCTGGTGCGTTAGCTAGTAAGTTTCCTCAGATTCCACTAGCAGACCAACGCTGGTCACCAAAGGGTGCAGTGAAGAAGCTAGGTGACTTTAGTACAGCACAGGTAACTCAGGCTCGCATTAATGGTGCATTGAAACCTATCGATTCATTTGAATGCTTAAACATTTATACTCAGTATCAAACAGGTGCTGACTTTATACCAAGCATATTCCCTGCGGCACTGAAGTTGATTAACGAACAGTACGTTGGTGAAACTATTTGGTTTCCAATGATTGGCTGTGGTATCGGTGGTGGTGATTGGGGTTACGTAATGACACAGATGGTTAAGCACCTTCCTGATGTCAACGTTAAGGTGGTGGTCTATGGATAGACTATATAAGAACCAAGTACTAGGTTTCCTCTTTATTATAGCGTTGGCTGTGTTCATAGGTAACTCAGCGCACAGTCTTGTGTTTACTCCAAAGGTAGAACTAGCACAACCTAGTTATTACCCTGAGACTTGCATAGGTTTTCCAAAGAGTAGACCTGACTTGGAATGGGGAGTCGATAAGATAACTGCGGATCGTGTGATATTTGACAATGGTGTAAGTATCTACAGGGATGCTGCGATAATCATGGGAGACTGTGATGCCTAAGTCAAATGTGGAGATACCTCATGATCCCAAGACACACAAGTGTTGTTCCGCATGTAATCAAGTGTTACTCCGTTCCCATTTCACCAACGATAAGTCAAAGAAAGATGGTAAACGCTCTCGTTGTCGTGGGTGTCAAAGGGAACACAGGAAAACTCATGGTGATTCATACCTTGCAGCTCAACGTAAGTATGCTAGGAAACCAGAAGCACGTTACGCTAAGTACAAGAGAAGTGCTAGTGAGCGTGGCTACGAGTTTAAATTGACGAGAGATGAGTTCATGAAGCACTGGCAGAAGCCTTGCGTACATTGTGGTGACACTATTGAAACCATAGGACTCGACAGAATCGACTCAGCAAAACCATATCAAGCAGACAATGTAGAACCATGTTGTCGTAAGTGTAATCAAATGAAGAGCGACTGGAATACTGTGGATTGGTACCTTCACATGGAGAAGATCCGTAAGTATTCAGGTGGGTTCGTAAGTAAAGCGAGGAAATTATGGAAGTACTTAGCAAAGATGGCTACGTAGGTAGAATTACGTGTGAATGCCCTGTTAGCGGTGAGGAAGTAACATTTTTAGTAGAACGTTCATCACGAGCAGGTTCTAATGGTTACAAGACCCTTAGTATCTGCCAGCGTAACACTAAGGAATATGCTGCGAGTATGGCTGCCCGAAATACTAATGTACGTAAGGTAGAGATCTTAACAATTTCAACTGTAGTTGACTCTAGTGAGGAGATAACTGCGGACAACTGGTAAACAAGAGGATAACAAATGGAAATACAGAATATACATCAATCTGCTCAAGTACAGGGAGTAGAAGCGAACGCCTTTGGATTCGAAATGAATGCTAAGATGTACGATATCTTGATCAGTAAGATGTACACAAATAAACCAGCGGCTGTCATCAGGGAGCTATCTGCGAATGCATGGGATGCTCACGTAGAAGCAGGGAAGGCTGACACGCCCTTTGACTTACATCTGCCTTCGTGGTTAGACAAGACTTTTGCTATTCGTGACTACGGGACAGGGATTCCCCACGATAAGTTTGAGCACATCTACACGAATGTTGGTGCGAGTACCAAGGAAGAAACTAATGACCTCATAGGTGGCTTTGGTTTGGGCAGTAAGACCCCATTCACAATGACTGATACCTTCATGGTCGAGAATTTCCACGGAGGGATTAAGACCACGTGGTTGTGTTTCAAGGACAAAGGGGAACCGCAGGTTACTAAAGTAGCTGAAGAGGAATCAAAGGAGTCTAGTGGCTTACGTGTATCCTTCTCGTTTGACGAGGGTGATGTACCAGAGTTCACTAAACAGGTTCCAATTCAGTTGCGCTACTTCCCTGTGAAACCTAAGATCACTGGTGGTGAGGGTACTGTTACCTTCAAGAAACTACCTGATGGTTGGGAGACACAGGATTACTTCTACACTACTAACGACGATTGGAGATCCAAGAATTTCGTTGTGATGGGCAACGTGGCGTACAAGTTAGACTCAGGTGAGTTTGATTATTCTTTACGTTCTATATTCAACAAAGGATTAACCATTAAAGTACCGATTGGGAGTGTAGATATCCCTCCATCAAGGGAACACTTGGAGATGACTCCGAGAACTAAGAAGTACATCACTGAAGTGCTACACCGCATACGTAGGGAATACGTACAAGGTTTGCAGAATCAATTAGACAAGTGTACTACAAGCTTCGAGGCACGTAAGGTTATTTATGATGCCAATGGTAGCTTGATTAATGATTACACAGTGCTTACGTGGAATAAGGAAAAAGTTCCTTGGAATGTATGGCGCAATGGTTACATCAGAAGCGTAGCTGGATTACCTTTAAGGACTGTCCAGAGACGTTACGCTAATGTCTATAGATCAACTGGAGCGCAGATGCGTGGTGTCATTGATGGTACTCTTAAGTTCTACGTGATGGATTTAGGCATAGGTTTCTCTCAATTTATTAACGAGAATCACTCAGCACACGATCTAAGTAAGGTGGTAATTGTTCATGTCCCACCGGCACCTAAAGCAACTTATGATGATAGGGTGTCACAGGCTATTAAGGACTGCGAAGAAGAACTCAATGTAAAACCAGCCCTACTTTCTAGTATCTTGGGTAAACCTGTGCCTAAACCTAAAGCACCTCCGACTCCTAAAGATAAAAATAGGTCTGAACCTAATCAGGTGTTTCGTGTTAAAGATAGCAACAATATACCTGAGGAGGGTACTCTCCGTTATCACATGGAGGAGCAGACTGATATCCCTACGGACGGTTATTACTTAGAGATACATGGTGCGCAGATAAAGACTGACCTACAAATAAGAGTACTGCTTAGATCAGGCTTAATGCACTTCCTCGATAAACCTCTGTACTTTATTCGTGCTAAGACTATCGCTAAGTTGGGTAAAGGCATGGAGATACTTACAGATGATGTCTTGAAATCCTTCATACCAGACATCATAAAAATACATAAGGAACAGAGGAATCGTAGACAGTTACTCTCTAGTATGCACCGAGTCAACAAGTTAGAACGCTCGATTCTCCCTGTTCTACGGGACAAGAGTATCGCTGCGTACGTTCGTTATGCTTCTTACATTCTTAAGCAGACTACGCTCCATGATGATTTGGACACCGATAGGTTACACAGGATCATCATGAAGAAAGCTCTTGAGTATACACCAACGTTGAACCCGAAGGTTAAGAAGCTGAAGGAAAAATACGAGCCGATACATAGGCTAGTACGTCAGATTACGTCCTCTTGGAATAAACAAAGTAACCAAGAGAACATAGACACATTTGTTAAATTAATCACAGAAAATCATTAGGAGAACTATATGTTTATTTACACAGGTACAACTATCTCATTTCAATCAGGAGGTAAGTTTCATACAGCACACAATAGTCATCCAGCGTTCCAACAGATCGTTGAGTTAACTAAAGCTGGTAAATTGGAAGAAGCCACTCGTATTATTGATTTGAAGACAGTAATAACACAAGCTTTAGATGGCTCTAAGGCTGAACTAAAAGATAGTGAAGTTTACTATGATGGTCAACTAGTGAAGTCTTCTCTGTCTCGTCGTATCATTACGATGGCTAAAGAAGGCTTCGATGCTAAACCGTTGTTAGCGTTCCTTGAGAACCTAATGGAGAACCCAAGTAAGCGTGCAGTTGATGAACTGTATGATTTCCTTGAGGCTTCTAAGTTACCTATCACAGAGGACGGTCACTTCTTAGCATACAAGAGTGTACGTCAGGACTTCACTGACCACCATACAGGAACGATGGATAACTCTGTTGGTGCTGTCGTTGAGATGCCACGTAATGCTGTGGATGAAGATAAAGACCGTACATGTAGCGCTGGTCTTCACTTTGCTGCTCATAACTATGCTAAGGGCTTTGGTCGTGGTGGTCGTATGGTAGTACTTAAGATTAACCCTCGTGATGTAGTAGCTATCCCTAGCGATTACAACAATGAGAAAGGTCGAGCGTGTCGCTACGAGATTCTTGAGGAAGTTAAACGTAACGACAAGAAACTAGTGGACGCTGGTTTCGTAGCAACAGGTAAGAAGAATACTGTTACCTTTGAAGAACCTAAGTACGTACCACAGATTGGTAATCACTTTGATGTACGAGTATGGCATAAAGAAGGGTTTGGTTTACATACGTTCATAGCAACAGCTAAGGACTTCCCTGTAGATCGTGACAAGCCTTACATCCTTGAACGTAAGTCTAACAATAAGTGCTACCGAGGTGAGTTCTACTTCCTTGAGTACCAAGAAAAGCATGACAACTTAGTCTTTGCTCGTCGTGGTCACGATGGTGAGTGGGAGAAGTACGTCACGATTAGCGATGTAAACGATTGGTACATCCAGTTCGTTACAGACGAATCTTAAGCTTAAACCTAGGGCACCTTCGGGTGTCCTACTTTAAACAAAAGGAGAACGCATGAATGAAATTAACAGACCCAAGCGGCTCTTGTCAGTCGGGACAAACGCTAAGACAGTCAAAGGAGACCGATCCAGTGAATACCTCACAGCAATCTTATACATGGCTCCACACAAGAGTAACACGAAAGGGGTTAACCTCTGTCCTAAAGCGTCCACTGGATGTGCAGCAGCATGCCTGTATACAGCAGGGAGAGGACGGTTCTCGAACGTTCAATCCGCCCGTATACAAAAAGCTGACTGGTTTGTAGAGGATCGTAAGTCTTTCCTAGAACAACTACATAAGGAACTATTGGACTTTAGTCGGTACGCAAGGCTCCGTGGAAAGCGTCCAGCAGTTCGGCTCAATGGTACTAGTGATATCATGTGGGAACGCTACTTAGACATGACGTTGTATCCTGAGATACAGTTCTATGATTATACTAAGTGGGATCCCTCGACACGTAGAATATCCTCTAACTATCATCTTACATTTTCCCGTAGTGAACACGAGAAACCCGAAACTATGTTCAGGATGTTAGCAAGAGGTTTTAATGTAGCGGTAGTGTTCGATAAATTATGGGATACGTATCACGGACGTGAGGTTATCGATGGGGACAAGACTGACTTGAGATTCCTAGATCCAACTGGGGTTATCGTAGGGTTAACAGCCAAGGGTGATGCTAAGAAAGACGAGAGTGGTTTTGTGATACATCAGGAGGTCTTATGATTGAACTATTGTTTCCGCTACTAATCATCGTAGCATTCGGTGTCCTTTTCTATAGTATGTACAGTGATAAGAAGGACAGAGAACGGATTAGATTACGTCACTTAGAAGAAGAGAAGCTTTTCAAGGAAGCTTTTGATGACTTAGAGCGTAGAAAAAAAGGTTGACAGCAGAAAGGTTCCATGCTATTCTAAGTTTACTTGAGTAATCAAACGGAGTTAACTATGGAACCTTTTAGCAGTAACCATGCATTACAATTACTTTGGATTCACTATAAAGAAGAAGCAAAGTATCAACTAAAGTTAACTAAGGAAGAGGTTAAACATTTACAACTCTGCCTTATTGACGATTGGGATGAACTAACTACCCATTATAAAAAACAGTTAGTAACTTTAGACAAATTGGAATTACTATCCTTGATGTCAAATGGACAACCTATATTTAAGTAGGTAATTAACTATCAACAACGACGGGAGAACAAGTCAGATTATGAATGAAAAACAAGAGGTATATTATGGCAGTATTAAAGAAAGTATCAGTATTATTCAGCAACGTGTTAAACATCGATGATTTCTCACAGAAGTATCAAATTGTAGTAGGTTTAACAGAAGAGCAGGCTGCTGATGCAGAAGCCGCAGGTATTAAAGTCAAGACTAAAGAATACGATGGTAAGACTCAATACCAAGCAACATTCAAGAGTAAGTTCCGTCCACGTATTGTAGGTACAGTACCGAGCGAAGACTATCCGTTAGAGGGTGAGTTAGGTCGTGGTTCTACTGTGTCAGTACAATACAAGTTACGTAATTGGAAGTCACCAACGAAACAAGAAGGTATCTCTGCTGACTTAAACGCAGTACAGGTATTACGTCTGGAATCTAAGGGTTCTATGGAATTCGAGGATGAACTAGATGAGTTTGGTGCAGATGAAGATATAGATTATTAAGAACGTAGGGAGCCTTTGTGCTCCCTTTGTTGTTTCTAGAGGAGAACACATGAAAGTAGGTTTAATTATCGGTAGGTTCCAGCCGTTACACAATGGACACGTAAGTTTAATCGAGCGTTCACTAGAAGAGAATGATAAGACTATTGTAGTCGTAGGTAGCATTAACAAGTTACCAGACTTCAAGAACCCTTTCACTGCTGAAGAACGCATTCAGTTTATCAGAGATAGGTTCGAAGGTTTAATTATTGTGCCTATGAAAGACTGCCCTACAGATGACGAATGGGAAAGCAACGTGATTGCTTTGGTTAATAACATTGAAGAGAATCCAGCTAACGTAACACTATATACTAATCCTAAGGATGAGCAGTGGTATCGTGAGCACTTAGTTTACCCAGTGAAAGTACTAGATGATGTTAATATCTCTGCTACTCAGATTCGTCATGCTTGGTATACTAATTCCCTATGGACAGTGGAATCATTATTACCTGATGGTATTCAGAAGTACCTTGAGGAACACCATGATGTCGTACGTTTAATCGACGAGTACCATGGAACTATGGAAAGTATGAAAGCGAAGGAAGAGGGTCACCCATTTGGTAATCCTATGGAACCTGTAAGCTTTGCTGTGATAGTACAAGGTGATAAACTTCTCGTAGGTAAACGAAAAGGTTTCCGAGGTAAAGGTCAGTTAGGTTTACTAGGTGGTTACCTCCAGAATACTGAGACTACATTAGATGGCTGCATGAGAGAAGTGTTAGAGGAATCTGATGTGGACTTAGCTTCTTTACTTGCTACTGGTAGAGCCAAGTGTATCACTAGAGCAATTGAAGAGAACATAGATGACATAGGTACACGTACCTTAGGTGTCAACTATTTATTTGTAATTCACCCTGAGGAAGAACTTGAGTTGAACCCTGATGGTGAAGAGACAGAATCGTTAGAGTGGGTAGACCTGACCGATGTATTACACGAGAAGACTCTACTATTCTTTAACCATAACTTAATAACACAACGACTGCTTTCGATAGCAGGAGGAGCAAAAGAATGAACCCTTTATTAATGGCAGATAGCTACAAAGTATCACATTACAAACAGTATCCAGAAGGAACTGAGCATATCTACAGTTATATTGAAGCGAGAAAAGGTAACTATCCTGTGGTAGTCCTAGGTATTCATGACTTCGTAGAGCTGATTTCTGGTAATGTATTTGCGTTTAACATCGCAGAGTTACAAGAGATTGCTGAGGAACACGGTGTACCTTTCAATGATGAATGGTGGGATTTACTAGAAGATTACCATGGCAAGGGTTTCCCTGTGCGAGTCTGTGGTGTACCAGAGGGAACAGTAGTCGAACCGTCTACCCCTGTGGCATCAATAGTCAACACTGACCCTAAGTATCCTTGGTTAACATCCTTCTTCGAGACGTTATTCCTACGAATGGTATGGTACCCTAGTACTGTAGCCTCTCGTAGTCGCTATGTTAAGACTCGCATCGCTGAGTTCATGGAGATTACTGGTGCTGACATGAGCACACTTCCGTTCAAACTGCATGACTTTGGAGCACGTGGTGTTTCCTCTGGAGAGTCAGCGGCTGCTGGTGGTGCTGGTCACTTAACTCAATTCATGGGTACTGATACACTAGAGGCTATCAAGTATGTACGAGATAACTACCGTGGTGTCATGGCTGGCTTTAGTATCCCTGCTACTGAACATTCCACAGTAACCTCATGGGGTCGTGAGAATGAGCAGAAGATGTACGAGACTTTCATTAGAAAGAACGGTGGTGAAGGTAAGATCTTTGCTTGTGTATCCGACTCGTATAACATTTGGGAAGCACTAAAGATGTGGAAGGAACTAGAACCTCTGCTATTAGAAGTAGGTGGCACTCTTGTTATACGTCCAGACTCAGGTGACCCAGTGACAACTCCAGTACAAGTCATTCAGGAACTAATGAAACTATTTGGACACCGTACCAATGAGAAAGGTTTCAAAGTTCTACCTGATCACATTCGAGTAATCCAAGGTGATGGGGTTGACGAAGATTCAATTGTGCGTATAATGCAACGTATGGTTGATTCTAAATTATCAATCGACAATATTGCTTTCGGTATGGGCGGTGGTCTTCTTCAGAAGATCGATCGTGATACCTTAGGTTGGGCTATGAAATGTAGTGCAGCTCGTATTAACGGTGAATGGATTGACGTGTATAAGGATCCTATTGCTGGTGGTAAGACTTCGAAGCGTGGTCTAGTGACTGCCTTTGGTGGCTTTGAGTACCGCGAGGAAGAGTACGTATTGAATGCCATGGTTGAACGTGAGAACTGGGTTTGTTATTACCACGGTGATGACAGAATCCGTGAGCGTGATCCTTGGGGAATCGTTAAGGAGCGAGCTTCTATTTAGGAGTAACAAATGAGCGGTAAGATTGTAGAGTATCGTTTACCTTGTACAGCAACGGATGGGTCTTGTGGCTCGTCCGATGCTATGGTTAGGTACGAGGATGGTGGTAAGTTCTGTCACAAGTGTGGTGGACACGATAACACAGAGAAAGGAGGGAAGTACGAACCTTCCCGTAGACCGAGAGGAGAACCAATGAGTTTCGATTTTGATTTCTATCATGAAGCCGATTATAAAGCTATTGCTGATCGACGGATTGATGTAGACACCTGCAAGAAGTTTGGTGTTAAGACGACTGCTAAAGGTAGTCATTTGTTTCCAGCGTTCGATGCACAGGGCAACCTAGTTGCAGTAAAGGAAAGGTATTATCCCGAGAAGATGTTCAAGATCCATGGTGACATGAGTCAAGCTATGTTGTTCGGTATGCAAGTCTTTCCTAAGACAGGTAGAAGCGTAACGATAACTGAGGGAGAGTATGATGCAATGGCTGCTTATCGTATGACAGGCTCCAAGTATCCTCACTTCAGTATCTTCAATGGTATCAACAGTGCCAAGAAGGAAGCTAAGCGTTGCTTCGATCAGTTAAAGGAGTTCGATAGTATTACTTTGAACTTTGATGCAGACGAACATGGTAGGAAGGGCGTTGAAGAAGTAGGTCCTCTATTCCCTGGGCGTGCTAAGGTACTAGAGTTAACTGAGGGTAAGGATGCTTGTGATTACCTCAAGGCTAACAAAGGTTCTAAGTATGTCGATGAATTCTGGAGAGCACGACAGTATACACTTGGAGGTATTATCAATGGCGCAGACACATGGGAAAAATTTAAAGCGAAGAAGGACGTGGAGAGTATCCCGTTTGATCCCCAGTACACAGAACTTAACCAGAAGACCTACGGAATCAGACTTGGAGAGATTGTCCTTGTCACCGCAGGGACTGGCTCTGGTAAGACACAGGTCTTGAGGGAATGGAAGTATAACCTACTGACTGTAGCTATGAAGAAAACTGATTGGAATCTAATGGACATTTCACTAGAGGAAGACACGGGAGATAACGTGGGTGGTCTTATGGCTCTCCATGCTAACAAACGTATCATGCTACCTGACGTGAATATTCCAGAGGAAGAAGAGAAGCGTATCCATGATGAACTGTTTGGTGATAAGCGTTACTTCACCTTGGATCACGAAGGTTCCGTAGAAGATGAATCCCTGCTTGATAAGATTGAGTATGCGGCTACAGTAGAAAACTGTAAGTTATTCTTCCTAGACCACGTTACCATCGCAGTATCCGATTGTGCTGCTGGTAGTGAGAACCTGAGTATGGATAAGTTCATGAACCGTTTACTTAAGATGGTGAAGCGTTTGAACATCTGTGTTGTAGTTGTATCTCATCTTAGGAAAACTGGTGGCGGTGGTAAGTCATTCGAAGAGGGACGTATCCCTACTGAAGATGATTTGAAAGGCTCAGGTTCACTGAAGCAGATTGCCATGACAACCATAGCTATAGCGAGGAACAAGTATGCTGAAACAGATAAAGAACGAAATACTACTAGCTTCCATGTACTTAAATGCAGATTCTCGGGTCGAACAGGTCCTTGTGATTATGCATACTTTGACGATGAAACTGGTAGGATGACAGTTATTGACCCTGAGACTTTCTTTGAGGACAATAATGAGTTTGAAGATGAACCATTAGGGTTCTAGGAGAAACATATGTGGAAGGAAATCGAAGGGCTATCGGTAGGCGTGTTTGATGCTGAGACCGATGGCTTCTTAAATGATATGACTACGATGCACTGTATGACTATCATTGATGCTGCCACAAGACACGAATGGAAATCTGAGGACTATGAGTTACGTAAGTATCTTGCAGTCCTTGATACCTTTGATGTCCTTGTTGGTCATAACATAATAGGCTTTGACTTACCTATGCTCAAGAAGCATTTCAATTGGGAACCCAAGCCACACGTTCTAATCATTGATACCCTTTGGTTATCCAGAATGTACTATCCTGATATCGAAGGTGGACATTCCCTAGATGCATGGGGTCAACGATTAGGTAATAAGAAGACTGAGTACTATCCTGTGTTTGACCCTGAACAACCTCATTATAACGAGGAGCTTCTCTTGCAGAAGCAGGATGCAGAAGCTAAGGGCAGGACCTTTAAGTTTGACGCAGGATGGAATGGTTCAGTGGTTACACAAATGATGCAGTCTTACTGTGATCAGGATGTTAGAGTCAACGTAGACGCTTGGCACAAGTTAACATTTCTTTTGAAGAACTTTAGTTTCCAAAGTATCATGTGTGAGATGAATACAGCAACCCTTATTCAACGACAGATGCAACATGGGTTTGTCTTTGATATGGTAGGTGCTGAGAAGTTACATGCGGAACTAGTGGAACGAGTTATTGAACTTGAGGATGAAGTACATGAAACATTCAAACCAATCCCTAAGTTCATCAGAGTTGTACAACCTCGTGTTAAGAAGGATGGTACGGTCTCTTCCGTTGGACTTAAGAAACTTCCTGATTGGGAAACCTCTGTTCCAGCACCTGAGTATAGAGATGTAGACGTAGGGGAACTCATCCCTGCACGAGAGTATACAAGTGGCAGCTTTAGTCTCATAGAATGGCCTGAGTTTTCCTTAGGTTCCCGAGCACAGATAGCTGAGAGGTTATTACGTGCTGGTTACAAAGGATTATCTAAGACTGACAAAGGTAACTACATCATTGACGATGCTGCGTTACAACTTGCGGCTGACGCGGGTATTCCAGAAGCTAAACCATTAGCTGAATACTTCCTTATACAGAAGAGGGAAGCAATGGTTAAAGATTGGATTGCTAAAGCTATATGGCATGAGGATCAAGGGGTTTATAGGATCCACGGTTACGTGAATTCCATGGGTGCCAACAGTAACAGGATGACTCACAGTAGTCCTAATGTTGCTCAGGTTCCTTCAGCACACAGTCCTTATGGTGACAGGTGTCGTAGTTTGTTTACCGTTCGTAAAGGATATAGACTTGTAGGCTGTGATGCCTCGGGACTCGAACTACGTACACTTGCTCATTACATGGGTGACGATGAGTACACCAAGACCCTCCTTGAAGGTGATATCCACACAGCTAATCAAATGGCTGCTGGTTTACCTACGAGGAACAACGCTAAGACTTTCATCTATGGTTTCCTTTATGGAGCAGGTGATGCTAAGATTGGTGAGATTGTCGGTGGTGGTGCTAAGGAAGGTAAGGCTCTTAAGGTTAAGTTCTTAAACAGCTTACCAGCACTCAAGAGACTACGTGAGGGAGTACTAAAGGCTGCTAAGGATAGAGGCTGGCTTAAAGGATTCGATGGACGTATACTACGTGTTAGGAGTCCTCATAGTGCCCTTAATACTCTGCTTCAAGGTATGGGAGCTATCGTAATGAAGTACTGGTTAATTGAAGTAGCTAGACACGCAGATGCTGAAGGTCTCGATTGGGCACCGTCAGCTAATGTACATGATGAAGGACAATTTGAAGTCCTAGAAGCACACGTACCTCGATTCAAAGAGATATGTGAGCAAGCGTTCTTAACAATCTCCGCAGAGCTAGGCTCCAAGTGTTTACTTGAGGGCGAAGCGATGGACGGGAGCACATGGCTGGAGACACATTAATGCCTAGAGGTAACTATAATGAAATCAAACCAACAAGCTGGAAAGGGAATGACCTTAAAGGGACTTGGGAAGTCTCACGGAAGATTGACGGTGCTCGTATGCTTAGAGATTCTGATGGTAATCCTATTTCTCGTAATGGTAAACCTTTATATAACTTAGAAGGAGTACCCAATGAAATCACAGACGCAGAAATCTTCGACACGGATTGGTCGACGAGTATGGGCTTGGTACGTTCTTCGGTCAATGGTTCGCCAGTACCCTTGGATAAAGTATATAGCTTGGATCCCTTGGATCCTCGTCTTGTGCTACCAAAGGTACTCGACCCGACAGCCGAAGAAATCAACAAGCTATTGCAACAACAAGTCACCAAGGGAGACGAGGGTTTAATCCTTCGTCAAGGTGACAAGTGGTTGCGAGTGAAACCTAAGGAGACAGCTGATGTCTATGTCATTGGATTTCAAACAGGTACAGGGAAACACAAGGGAAAGATGGGAGCACTTCTTACGAAATACGGTAAGATTGGGACAGGGTTTTCTGATCTGGAACGAGAGAAGTGGCAGGTTAGATATGATGCACGACCTGAGTTCTTCACCGAAGGATACCAAAAGTACCTTATTGAAGTAGAGTACATGGAGATGACTAGTGGCGGTAAGTTTAGACACCCTCGTTACTTACACCTCCGTGACGACAAAACAGAGGAGTCCGTATGAACAAGAAGAAATGTATTAAGTGTGGACAAAAGAAAACACTTGACAACTTCAGGGTAAGGAATGATAATAACAGACCACGAGGCGAGTGTAAGGTATGCGAGAGGAATAGAAATCTCCCAGCGTTACCTGAGACCGTTCGTGATCCTACGAATCCTAGAGATGCAAAGGAACTAGCCATGAAGCGTATGCTAAGTGCTGCTAAGTCTAGAGCCAAAGAGAAAGGACTAATGTTTAATATTCATTATGAAGACATTCAGATTCCAAACCTTTGTCCTATACTTAAGATTCCTTTGATACCTTCAACAGAGGGTATGACAGACAATAGTCCATCCCTAGACAGACTAATACCTTACTTAGGTTATACCAAGGGTAACGTCAAAGTTATCTCAATGAAAGCAAATCGAATTAAACAAGATGCTACCTCTGCTGAACTAAGGGCAGTAGCTAATTTTGTTGAACAAATAGAACAGGAGAATACCTAATGATTGAGACCGAAGCAACAAGTCCAGAAGTAGAAACACTAGCACGTCAAATGGCTGCACCTATTATTGAGCAACATCGACGTGACAAGAAGTTCTACGCAAGAAACCGAAGTGCTACTAAGCGAATGAATCGTCCTAGTAAACTAGAGAAGATGGAAGCTGGTGCTGATAAAATCATGAGTGTTCTGGATAGAAATATTCATAAGGATGCTTAATGGATTTAGTTCTTATTGACGGAGACCTTATTGTTTACGAAGCTGCCTACTGTGTAGAAGCTAAGGAGAAACAAGGGGAGTACCCAAATTGGTACCAAGTCAGTAAGATAGTCAATACAATCGTTCGTAAGATCCTAGTGGGTTCAAAAGCAACCCATCACCTAGGATTCCTTACGGATGGTAAAAGCAACTTCAGATTAAAGGTAGCAACTACGTTACCTTACAAAGGACAACGAAAGACAAACGCTGAGAAACCTCGGTTCTACGATGAGATACGAGACTATCTTCAGAAGCACTTTGGATTTCAAATGATGGTGGGAGTGGAAGCAGATGATGCTTTAACTATAGCGAGTGAACATTTCAAGGATAACCCTAAGGTCAAGACGATCATCGCTACTAAAGATAAAGACCTCTGGCAGTACGCTGGACACCATTACAATATGAATACTAAGGAACTCATGGTTATCACACCAGAGAAAGCCCACAGGAATCTTTGGAAACAAATGATCCTAGGGGACATGGCTACTGATAACATTCCTGGGCTATCCCATGCTAATAAACCAAGTGATCCTAAGAAACGAGCGATCCCTTGTCATCAGTTTGGTGAAGCTAGAGCTAAGAAAATACTTGATGAGAATGATCCTGAGGATTACGCTAAGGTAATCTATGAACTATATCAGGATATGTACGAGGAAGAAGACGATCCAGACTATGGTGACTATAGATTCCACGAGACTTATCAACTAATCTTTATGCTGTTAGAAGCCCCGAGTGATCTTAAGATTCATTACAACCCAGTTAAAGTTAAGAAGGCTGATGTCGAACTAGATGAGTTTGATGTCTTCCCTGTAGCATTAGAATTCTAAGGAGAAACTTATGCAAAAGCTAAGTAAGAAACAATTAATTAAACACCAGACTATTCAATTAATGAAAGAACTATTAAAGTCTTTGGTAGACCCTGAGCAAGCCAACAGTATTACAACTGAATCTGTGATGGCTCAGTTGGGTCGCAAGACTCACTATAAGAACCAAGAGACAGGTACGATTCACTTAGGTTTATGTTACAAGCAGTTACGTAAGATGGTTAAGGAAAACCCACATGTTACTGTTGATCAAGTTAAGGCAGTACATAACCTTGGGTAAGATAGTACTTGAAGTCAGACTGAACCAGAAACCCTTCTCGGCCAATAAGATGCATTACGCTAAGTTCAAGAAGGATACGAAGGAATATCGTGAGTTCAAGTCTGACATCTTTAGTTTACTTGGGGATCATAAGTACGACTTTAAAGACACGGATAAGTTTAAGTTGTCACTTGTTGTAGGTTACTCAAGTAGTTTAAGTGATTTAGATAATGCTTTCAAACCTCTGTTAGATTCCATGCAGTTAGCCATGGGTTTCGATGACAGGCAGATCTTTGAGATTGAAGCATTGAAAGATAAGGTGTCACGTGGTGATGAATACATTATGATACGCCTAGAGAAAATAACAGATAACCAATGGAAACGACGCATTAAGAAGTTGTTCCCTAAGTTCTTTAAGGAGGACGCATGACCGATAAAGTAATTGATGATTTAGCAGCAGGAGCAGCTAAGTTTGACGGTGAGAAACCAATGATGCAATTGTTTCCATTACCTGTTGCAGAGAGTATCTCTAAGGTGTTAACCTTTGGTGCACAGAAGTATGCAGCACACGGTTGGAAGAAATTACCTGAGGCTGTCGCAAGATACCAAGGTGCATTGCTTCGACACTTAGCAGCACTACAGTCTGGTGAGGAAATAGATAGCGATAGCGGTCTACCTCATATTTACCACATCGGATGTAACATTACATTCCTTATTCATTTTTACAATGAGAACCCTGAGGATTTCATGAAGGAGATATCTGCATGAGTTTAGAAGCACAAGTTAGACAGTTTAATCATACGTACAAAGTATCAACCTCAAGTAAACCTAGGTTACCCAATAGAGAAGAGGCTGTTCGTTTATTAACTTTGATTGACGAGGAACGTGAGGAACTCAAGGAAGCAATTGATAATAGAGACATAGTTGAAATAGCTGACGCACTGGCTGATATCCTCTACGTTACAGCCCAACAAGCGGTTACCCTAGGTTTCCCAATTGATGCCTTGTTAAGGGAAGTTCAACGTTCTAACATGAGTAAACTAGGGGAAGATGGTGAGCCTATCTTTAGGGAAGACGGTAAGGTACTTAAAGGTCCTAACTTTAGTGAACCTGAACTCAAGTCAATATTAGTTAAACATGGAGCAGTGATATGATTGAAGGATTCTTATTTGGTCTAGGGTTCGCAGGAGCCGTAGCGATATACATAGGTATAGCGGAAGCATGGGAAAAATATAAGTACATGAAAGCATCTAGAGATGAGTGGAAATCATCAGCAGAACGCTGGCGAGAGAAGTGTCAGGAGAAGTAAATGAAAGTAGAATACATTGATCACATGGGTAATGACCAGTCAATTGTGAAGGCAGCTCGTGTCTCCTTCGCTAATCAAGATGATGAAAATAGAACGGAGGAACAAGATGCTAAACTTATACGCTATCTTGCTAAGCATAACCACTGGACTCCTTTTGCACACACAGCAATCACCTTACGTATCACCGCCCCGATTCCAATTAGAACGCAGTGTTTTAAACATAAGGTGGGATTCGTGGAGAACGAAGAGTCCAGACGTTACGTTAGTTATACACCAGAGATCTTCTATCCTACCTTTAGATCTCAAGTAGACAACAAGAAACAAGGATCTGGTGGAGACCTTAAGGGTTACGATAAGTTGAATGCTTTAGCTACTTACGGGAACTCAGTTAAAGCTGCGGTAAAAGCTTATGAAGAACTCTTGAAACAAGGAGTAGCAGAAGAACAGGCTCGCTTTGTATTACCTCAGGGTGTCATGGTGAACTGGTACTGGACAGGATCTATAGCAGCATTCGCTAGGTTCTGTAGACAACGAATGGATCCTCATGCACAACTTGAGATCCAACAACTGGCTACTATGGTAGACGCTCAGATTCGTGAGTTATACCCAGTAGCATGGAAAGAATTAATGGGAGAATAATATGATTGAATATACTATTTATGGAAGCCCTAATTGTACTTACTGTGAGCAAGCTAAGAAATTATTAGACCTAAAAGGTTTACCTTACACTTACATGGATGCTTCTAGCTCTCTGTACTTCCAAGAAAACTTTGTAAAGAAAGGTGTACGTGCGGTACCTCAGATCTTTGTACGAGGCGAGGATAGCCCTACGGATATCGAGGAGCGTCACATTGGTGGCTTCCAAGAGTTAATGAAGGAACTTATGTAATGCAAAAGATTGATGGAATGAAGAAAACCGAAGGGTACGTAGTGCTGTACCCTTGGGCACTTGAGGCAGCAGAGAAGCAACAAGATATCGCATGGACTCCTAAGGAAATCGATGTGTCTAAGGACATCCAAGATATCCGAGTGAACATGCCAGCACCCGCTAGCTTTGCTGTGACTTACTTACTGAAGCTATTCACCTTGTATGAGAAGTTAGCTTCCACTAGTTACTGGGGACGTCGAGTGATTGACGAGTATCAGGCTCCCGCTTGTATTGAACGCATGGCTATGACCTTTGCTTTCATTGAGGACGCAGTACATGCTCCGTTCTACAATAACCTGAATGCTGCGTTAAACTTAGATACCGAGGATTTCTATAATGAATACAAGCAAGATACAGTCCTGAGTGCACGAATGAAGTTCATAGGGCAGATGATTGATCACCCTGACCCTGTGGTATCTCATGCGGTATTCTCTATCGTGGAGGGTGCTATCCTGTATTCAAGCTTTGCTTTCCTTCTGCACTTCCAATCAGCAGGCAAGAACCTGTTGAAGAACGTATGTGCTGGTGTAAAGTTTAGTGTACGAGATGAGAACTTACATAGCGAAGCAGGAGCATTGCTAACGAAGACACGTGTACTAGCGAACCAGCAAGGACGTTATACCTTAGAACAACGCAAGGCTATCCTTGATGCAGTGAACACTATACAAGCACACGAACATGCTATCATTGAGCGTATGTTACCTAATGATGACGTTGAAGGTATCACTGTAGCGTCTCTTAAGGCTTTCGTAAACCATCGTATCAACCTGTGCTTAGATCAATTAGAAGTAGGTAAGGTAGGCTTAGATTTACCTAGGTTTGACGAAAGCAACAACCCGATTAAAGATTGGTTTTACGATGGTATCAACGCAGTACAGTTGCATGACTTCTTTGTTGGTGTTGGCAACGAGTATAACCGTGATTGGAATGAGAAGAAATTTATTTGGTAGGAGAACCGATGGAAACAATTTATCAGAAATTAAGTAAAGAGCGTAAGGAACTACAAGCACTAGGAGCAATCCCCTCGTGGTTCACTACGCCCTCGTGGCAGCTATTCAAAGCTAAGTACTTGCATGAAGCCACAGGTATACGAGATACATTCGAGAGGATCGCTAAGGTTCTCTCAAAGCACATGCCTGATAGTGAACACTGGGAGACAGTATTCTTTAACTTACTGTGGTCGGGTGACTTAGCAGGTTCAACCCCTATGGTTTCAAACACAGGGACTAACAAAGGTTTACCAGTGTCATGCTCTGGTCAATACGTAGGAGATTCAATTGATGAGTTCTATACAAATCGAAGAGAAACTGCTCTGCTTACTAAGAACGGCTTCGGAACTTCAGCTTACATGGGAGACATTAGACACCGAGGTGAGCCTATCTCAGCAGGAGGAACTGCGTCTGGTGTTGTCCCAGTTTTTGAGGGATTCGTCCAAGATATGCGAGATGTTGCACAAGGAACCAGTCGCAGAGGTGCTTGGGCAGGTTATGTGGAAATCACTCATGGAGACTTTTTTGAACTTGCGGATAAGCTACTGCACGAGGGGGACGACCTTAACGTCGGATGGATTATCACGGATTCCTTCGTTGATCGTCTTGACCGTGGGGATCTTGACGCAATTGAACGATACCAACGAGCACTTAAAGTCAAAGCGATCACTGGAAAGGGATACTTCTACTTCGTTGATAAGATTAACAGAGCTAATCCTCAATCTTACAAAATACATGGACTATCCTGTAAAGCTAGCAACCTCTGTACCGAGATCATGCTCCATAGTGACGAACATGAGACCTACACCTGTGTACTCTCGTCACTCAATCTGTCTAGGTGGGACGAGTGGAGAGACACAGACACAGTATTCAACTCAATCGTCTTACTTGATTGCATCGCCTCAGAGTTCATTAGATTGGCGAGAGATATCCCAGGGCTTGAAAAAGCAGTACGAGGAACAGAACGTGGGAGGCCTTTGGGGCTGGGAACGCTTGGGTTCCACACGTTACTCCAGTCAAAGTCGATCCCTATGGACTCGCTTGATGCAGCATTGCTCAACGAAGAAATCTTCGCTTACATAAGAAAGGAGGCTGAACGTGCAACAAAGTATCTCGCGGAAACACTTGGAGAACCTGAGTACTGTAGAGGACTTGGAAGACGCAATACTCACTTACTCGCGATTGCACCTAACACAAGTTCAGCGTTGCTTTGTGGAGGAGTATCTCAAGGGATCGAACCAGTCGTTGCGAATGTATGGAACCAACCATCGGCAGCAGGGGAAATCTATCGTGTCAATCCTGTGTTCCTTGCATTGGCTAAGGAAAGAGTTGGGTGGACAGACGAACTCGTCAAGAGCATCATCGATAACAATGGATCAGTACAACACCTTGATTGGCTTACTGAGCACGAGAAACGTGTGTTCCTTACAGCTTATGAAATTGATCAAAGAGTACTTATCAGACTCGCAGGTCAACGAGGACAACACATAGATCAATGGCAGTCGTTAAACTTATTCTTCGACGCAGATGAATCTGAGGAAGTTATCTCAGCAGTCCATAAGGAGGCATTTAAAGATGAACGTATTAAAGCGTTATACTACATGCGTTCTAAAGCTGGTGTCGCTGCTTCGAAAGGGGAGTGTACAGTTTGTGAGGGGTAGCCTTTTGGCTATCCTCTTGTATTCCCCACCAGCCTTAGGAGAAATATTCATGATAGATAAACATCAGTTACGTGAGTTAATCGTAGAAACACTACAGCATTTCGATCAGTTAACTGAGGGCACAGTACCTTATAGTGATGAAGCAGTAGAGTTACTTATGATGACAGCAGCCCACGAGAGTAAACTAGGGACATACATCAGGCAGATCAATGGCCCAGCCTTAGGTATCTTCCAGATGGAACCTGAGACTTACAACGATATCTCTGAGAACTTCCTAGACTATAGACCCTTACTGGATAAAGCAGTAATTGCTATGGCTCCAATGGGAAGTGCTACATCAGAAGCAGCAGATGAATTAGCTTGGAACCTTAAGTTACAGATCATCATGGCTCGCTTACATTACTACAGAGTACCTGAAGGGTTACCTGTGGATATCGAAGGACTAGCAGAGTATGCTAAAGAACACTACAATACACACCTTGGTAAGGCTACTAAGGAAAAATATCTAGCAGACTATAGAAATTATGCTATTTAGTATTGACTTTAGTATGTAAAATATGCTACCCTAAACACACATGTTAACAGGAGATAAAATGTTAAAGATCCTTTCAGCTAAAAACGTAGCTTCTTTAGAATCAGAAGCAAATAAACTAGATATTGAACAAGTAGGTTCCCTTAGTATTTCTAATGGACATTACTTTTTAGTATTAACTATTAAGGAAGCTCCTAAGAAACCTAGGAAAGCCCCAAGTAAACCTAAGGAAACAGAGGTTAAACCTAAGGAAACAGAGGTTAAACCTAAGGAAACAGAGGTTAAACCTAAGGAAACAGAGGTTAAACCTAAGGAAACAGAGGTTAAATCTAAGGCACCTAAGAAGCCTAAATCCTCTGCTACCAAGAAGTAGAAACAAAGAAAGCCCCAAGGTACATATGTATACCAAGGGGCTTTCTTAATTACGCACTCGCTACACACATAACTTTAATGTACATGTCTTGAGCATCATAACCCATTACGTTATCTCCTGACCAATCGCTATTATCCACAGAATACACGCGTATCTCAGTTGATGCTCCGTCAGTAGTGGTAAAGCTGTTAATAGAAGCCAGGTTATCCCTCTCCGTCTGTGCTATTTCTGTCCATATAGCCTCAATAGTCATACCACTAGGCATGTAGTTACTAATGTCAAACTTGAGGTAATCCATGTTACTAGCAGAGGTTACTGACTGCTCATTAGCTATAGTCGGGGTTGCATACTTGAAGCCAAAAGTTTCTACAGAGTTATCCTCGTTAACACGGATAACACCTAGACAAAACACTTCATCAAGTGGGTATTCATCTTTAGCTTTATACACCTCTTGTGTGTCACCATATGTCATTACATCAACGCTAGTTAATGCAGCTTGCTCGGCAATTCCTTGAATGCCTAGTTTTAACCTCTTAGCATCCGCATCAAAACCTAAGGCCATAGTCTGACCGTCATCTCTGGAATCTTGTTGATTTATAACAAAGCCCCCACCGTTTGATATTAACTGAGTAGCTAAATGACTAGCTGCTGCTGAAGAAAAGTATAAAGGGGATCTATAATCTTTACCATCTAACGGTGTCCACGTCTGGCCTGAGGTACCGACAGTAAACGCAATAGAAACACTCGTTCCATCCATAGCTGCATTAGCTCTATACAGAACACCCTGCCTAGTTACCACCTCACCGCTCTCGTAGATACCACTAGGTGAATGCGTACGTATCTTAGTAATACCCACACCTCCTTGCTCTAGTTCAGTAACACGAGCTACCAGCCCCGAGTTCTCTTCATTTACTTGGTTATCCAACGCATTAACTTTAGAAGAGAGTCCAGTATCTGTCGCGTTAACTTGGTTATCCAAATCATTCACCGTAGTATTAATTGTTTCTACGTCTTGTATTGTAGCTACTCTTATTCTAGCCATTATACCTCCTCCATATATAGCACACCATCATCTATAACTAAACGATAATTAGTGCCACTAGTTAAATCCACAGTAGGGCACTGTTCCAGCGTATAGTCACCTTCTTTCGCAACGATAGCCCCGTCTCTACCATTGAAACTAACAACCGTATCAGTCGTGAGAGCACCTGCTTCCCATTCACTGAGCGTACTAGGGTTCTTGTTAGCACTCAAGTAGTACAATCTGTTCTCGTCTGTTCTAGTTACAATATACATTTCATTAGTTTTAGGAGGCAATGCCAGCATAGCAGTCTCATCGGCAACAGCTACCTTAATAGCCCCTGACACATTACTTTGTAGTTTACCTTCCTCGTCTACAGTTAACGTAGAGCCTACCTTAATAACCCCAGCGGTACTCGCAGAAGCCTCAGGTACATCTTTTAGTGCACCCCAAGGAATACGCTCGTCTCCCGTGAGCCCGTTAATAGTCGCTGATAATTGACTAGGGTTGCCTCTGTGTAGAACTTCATGATCAACAAATGTTTTATAGAAAGCTCTTCTCCAAGGATTAACTCCAGATACTTCAGCTTTCACAATGAAAGGAGTACCGTCTCCCTTCGTTACAGTGGTATTAAAAACCTGACCTTGTAGCATCCACAGTGGGTAAGAGAATTCAAGGGTAATGTCATCTCCTTCGCTAGCGTCTACTAGGGTACTAAAAGATGCTACCTCTTTACCTGTACTTTTAATAACGGACATGGTTAAGAAACCACTATAATCCTCACCTGCCCTAACGGTTAATTTAAAGAAGGCGGCATCACTTACTGAAGTAAACGTTGAGTTCTCGAAGGGTACATCAGCAGAACCTAAAGCACCTACAGGTTCAACTGTTAGTAAGTCCTCAGCGTGAACTCTTGAAGTCATTGGGATCTGAGGACCTCCATTCTTGGGCAAACCTGACCACGAAGGGAACCAACAAATCGATGAGTCTTCATTAACCCACGTAACGTTTTCACCTGCAGAACCCATAGAGTGCAGAGAACCCAAGTGTAGAGAACCAACTCCTGTACGTATAGACGTAGGAAACCAAGTCTCCTCTCTATTAAAACGTGCTACGAGTTCATTATTATACTCTAGGTCAAGTGAGTCTACGTTGTACTTAGTGTACGACCAACCTGAAGGTAACCCAGCACCTGCTTCAAAACTTTCCCAGTCACCATTCTTTCTAGCGTACGTGTTCCCGTCACTAGGAGCCTCTGCGATGCCTCCACCTGAAGCGGTTTCTGCTATGTTACGTATGTCATCAACGTCGTCTCTCAGGGCTACCACACTCCTAAAGTGTGCCCCAAAGCCTTCCGCTGGGTATATCTTTACTGTCATTGCTTATCTCCTTTCTTACTAAATGGATTCATCGCACGGAATAAACGCATGAGGCCAAAGACACTAACGAATATACCAACGATTATAAACTCTAACCACCAAGGGGCACTAGTGTACCCCATAGCAGCCCAACCAGCCGCAAGTGACGCAGGGAAGATAAAGTGAGCAGCTACTAATAGTATTACACAGATTGTTAACAGTTCATCAGCTAACGTATATCGCTTCTCTAGTTGAGCTTGCTTATCATAGTCTGCATCTACTGCATCATTCATTAGTAATCTCTTGGCTTCAGCTCGGTGCCTTGCTACCTTAAGTTCTACTTCCGCTTTCGTGATCTCCAGCTTCCCTTCTTCCTTCATGTACTTACGTGACTCTCTTCCTTCAACCCAAGCCGTCAAAGGACGACCTAGGAATTCTAACAATGTATTAAGCATTACTGAGTTACCCCCTCTAGTCCAGTACCTACCTTACGCCCTTGTCCATCTGTGTAATAAAGTTGTCCAATGTACCCTTGACCACTGCCTAAGTTAACATAGACTTTAGCAATACCATTCGTCACAGTAATATCTTCATCAACGAATTTGGTTCTACCATTTGTATCAAGAAGTACAACTCTTACAACACCATCTCTTAGATTAGGTACATTGATTTCCATGAAAGGCGCTTCATTAATAGTTAAAGTGACTTCATTAGTATACGTAGTAGCTAAACCCTCACCTTCTAATAAAGCACGTATTGTTACAGGAGAATTCGCTAGTGTGTTACCTGTATCCGTACCAGTGACATACAGGGATGTAGTATTCTCACCAATGATATCTTCCCAGCTACCTCCACTATTCTTCCGTTGCCACTGTATAGAAGTTAACGGAGTAGCAGCTACTAAGAACGTATGTACACTAGTTGATCTACTTTCCTGAATAGTACCGCTTGTAGGTTGAGCACTAATCACAGGTACCACAGGAATACCAGTTACATAAAAAGTTTCCCAAAGGATACTTGAGTAAGCTCCTGCTACATCTTTTTGTAAAGCGTAAAGTGTGTAAGAACCCTGTTGTAAATTAGTAACATTTACCTGTAAACCTGTTGTTTGAGAGACTGTTATAGTACCTGCACGTACACCAGCTACACCATCACTATCTACACCAGCTTCCATCTGTGCGTTGGTAGGTCTCACAGGAGACTTAGATAATACATAATAGATATTACCTGAGCCTACATTAGTATCAAAAGTTAACGTTGCGTCACTAGTACCTACAACTATAGAATCATTAGATACGTTGGTTAACGTAAGTCTATTTATAGTTACAGTTTTAGTTACAGAGTTACTCCAGTCATCAGAGGTCATAGAGAAAACACGATAGTTAATACCTAGGGAATTCAATGCACCTGTGTAAGAGTAAGTACCGTCTGGTCTAATGACTAAATCTGTAATAATATCGTACTCTACCTGACTTCCAGTATCTATAACAGTTCCAGTAGAACTATCGAATAAACTAAGGATGCCTGCTTGGTCTACTATAGGATCTACAACGTCTATATAACCTTTACCTGCTACAGGATTAAGAGTCATGCTAGCTTTACCTGAGCCACCGCTACCATCAACCACTTTAATATCACAAGATCCATATGGAAACTGAGTAGGATTAATAGTGACAGTAATAGCGTTAGCACTCCAAGAGGTTACTGAAGAAGTAATATCAACAACAACGCCTTCTCTTTCAAGTGTAACAACTTCAGAAGCCGTTTGTGTCGCAGGGAAGTTACCTGTCAATGTAACACTATCACCTAGACTAACAGTATCCTGAGAAATACTCTCAACATACTGAAAGGATTCTAGAGTTTTAATTTTGAAAGCAGTAGAAGCTACAATGATCTTCATCTCATCACTAGCAGTTACAGGAGCTAACCCAGCACCAAAAGTATGGTCATGATGTAACACAGGTGCTATTGAAGACAGATTAGCATATGTTTTAAGATTATCACCGTCAAACACAGCTCTAAGGTCAACCTCTTGTCCACCTGAAGCTCCACCATCAGACCAGTTCAAGGTAGAAGTACCACTGATTATACTCTTGGCGGTTGTTGAACCCTCTCCGTTACCTTCGTAAGCTGTGATTTTAGCATAACGTGCTGCCTTGTAAGCTATGTTCAAGTGTTTAGCTGTATTATTTAACATTATAATATACAATGTCATGTCAGTAGTACCGTCAGCACGCTTACCTGTTAGTCTAATATCTGTAGCTAACGAAGCATTACCTGAAGGGTCTGTATAACGCAACTCAGCACCTGCTGGAATCGTAACACCATCAGCATCAAAAGTAACTGGTTGTGTACAGGTGAAACCTGCTGGTAACGCAGATAACCCTGTGAAGTCAATATTAAAAACCATTATTATAAATCCTCCAGTAATCTAAAGATAGCGAAGTTCTGAGATCCCCACCACCAATTACCTTTCCTAATAGGCTCTACACGATACGTAGTATATCCAGCATCTAAAGTATCTTGTCCTTCCCTAATATATTGGGAAAACACATTGTAAGCTGAATGTTTTAACGCTCTAATAGTAGCCAAGTCAGCACTAGTGTCATGACCTAAGATTTCTGCAGCCCACAAACCACGAGCACAAATATGAAGAACATCAAAAGCATGCTGTGCATCGGACTCAGAGTTAGCTTCACTAGTGTAACCGTTGACACCAAATAAGTACCGAGGGTACGTATCGTCTGGTTGATATTCCACTAAAGATCTAGCCTCATAAGTAGCATTATCTATCAAGTAACGATACAAATCGTACATCATAGTTAAAGCTCTAGTATCTTTAGAGTGTTCGTAATAAGTGACAACAACACCAAGTACTAAGTTAGACATCCAAGGACTACCACAAGGCGAGTAACCACCAAAGCCCTCATGAGAACCAACAGTATGACGGAAGGAACCATCCTTAACCCAAGAGTTATCAGGTGTTTGTTGCATACGGTATAGTTCATTAAATACTGATAGTACATCCTGCTTAGCTTCCTGAGAACCTGTGTATTCCCACTTAGCTAGGTAGTGAGCCATCTTGTAAGCCGCGTGTCTCTCAGTCCAAAATTGGTGAGAGGCGTTAGTATCAACCACTCTATAGATATGATCAAATGTTTCCCAAGGAGCATCTAATTGAGCTATCTTGTACATGTGCTCCGTAGTACCTACTAGTAAGTTATCAGTGACTATAGGTCTTGAATAAATATACTTCTCATCATTCTGACCTAACGCATTAGACTTAGGTGTGTATACACCGTTAACTAACTTAGTTGCATAATAGTACATATTACGATGAGCTATGATTAAGTCATTAATGTTACCAGACATTACGTACTTGTGTGCAAACACAGAAGCTCTATCAAATAACCAAGTAGCATAACCAGAACCCTCCGAAGCCTTACCTGTTGTTTGGTCCTGTTCTCTAAATGAGTTTGTGTCCATCATGAATGGAGCAGCAAAGCCTTCTCGTATGTGAGCACCATTATAGTTATACATAGACTCAAAACCTTTGTCTAAGAATTGTTTACACAAGGTTAACTCAGAATCTAAACGAGTGCTATACTCAGAATAAGGAGTGAATACCTCGGAGTACCTTAAATATTCCGAAGGTAATGTAACCCAAGTACGAGGCTCTAAGATATTCTCCGTAGGGTAACCATAACCTGTAGCATCAAAGTCGTACTGAGGTTCTCTAACATCAGGAATCAAAGGTAAGTTGACATATTGTTTACCTGAAGTCCTGTAGTCTACCCAATTAAGTTGATTAGGCTGATCAGGTAAAGTTAATGTAGGTTCGCCCTCACCCCATGCAATATAAAAAGTAACAGGGGTTGTTGTGTCTGCAAAAGTTAATTCTACTGTAACTATAGCGCTACGAAGGGAATCCGTAGGAGAATCATCCCAGTTAAACCAACGTAACCCTTCTTTTACATTAATCTTTATCTCAGTAGTACCATCAGAAGCAAAGGCTTTCAAATCTTTAATTGATAGGACTTCTTTACGCGTGAAGGGTAAACTGAACTGTACTAACTCAATACCTACTGTTGTATTCTGTGTAGGATGAGCGGTACAAAGAACCCTATCGATCTGACCTCTTTTTTGACCGTTAGGGTCCGAAGAGTTAGCCTCGGACGTAACAGTGTTTATCGTATCAGATGTGTTCTGTAGAACTATAGTCATTATATAGCCTCCAATGTATTAAAATAAGTTAAAGTTCCGAACACCCCACCTTGTGTATTAGGCAGGGAAACCCCCTTTAGTAGACGTTTCACCGACACACTAGATAAAGTACCAATGACAGAACCACTATTACCTTTGAAACCAAAAGAAGTAACATCGTATCCATCTATACTATAGAAGCCTGATGTTCCGATTGTCTGAATACCTGAGTCACCTACTCTCAAGGCGCCAGCCGTTGCTGTGTAATTAAAAGTAGTTCTAATGTATTCTACAATAGAAGCACTGGAAGGTTTAAGAAGAGTACCAGCAGCCCCATTAAGCTCATACACTTGTTCTTGAGTAGACAACCAGTCACCTGTCAGCCCGACAACATTATTATGATCCCATAGTTCCGTGGTACCAATCCAATCGTTCCCTTGCTGTACATATTCTACTCTAGATGGAATACTTACATAATTAACTAAATTACCAGTAAGTAACTCAGTGACCGTAACTCCTTCCACAATTTCAACCCAGTCACCAGAAGCATGTCCTGTGTTAATCATACCTAACCAAGTGTTAGCCCCTGTGCCTGTAAATATAAATTCCAAAGTAGTACCACTAACTATGTTAGCTTCCTCATACAAAGCAGCAGATAAAGAGAAGGTGTCATCTAGTCTGAATCTAAAGTTACCAGAGGAATTATGTCTAATAGTTACTTGTACTTTATAAGGAACTCCTGAAGATAAAACACCAAGAGGAGTTGAAATACCGAAGGTACCTGTGCTGTTAGAGGTAGATCTTATAGCATCACCTACTACAGTTAACGTACTATTACTTCTCGGGCTTAACCAATCAGATGTATCCGTGAAGGTATTATTAGTAACTAACTCAGTACCGTAAGTAACATCAGCTGATTCTTCTATGTTAGAAGTAGTGTCATTACCTAAAGAAAACTCAGTTTCCTGCTGACCTACTGGTAAAGTAAGATCCCTAATTAAGAAATCAGATAGAACACCTGTCCAGTAAAAAGCTCCACCATCTCTGCGTCCTAGTGTTTTAACACGACAAGAGCCTGATATAGTAACGCTTCCCAAAGTATTACCATCGACAATCACATCAACATTAGTACCTCTACGTTGTAGTTCAATAGCGTGTAATAAGCCATCACCTACATCTAAAGAACCTCCTCCTCCTAAAGAAACACCTCCATAGTAAACACTCAAGATACCACTGGAGTTTTTATAGAGTTCCAATCCAGTGCCTCCAGTACCTCCAGATAATGCTATAATATCACTAGTTGAAGTTGTTTGTGCAGTAAGTTGGATGTCAAAATCCCCTGAAAGAAGAACTTCGTTTTCTAAGGTATAATGACTTAGTGAAGCAGCATCTAAATCAGAGAAGTACCTGAAGGTCTCTACTACCTCAACAGCAGTAGGAGCACCCCGCGCAAACGCGAGGCTATGATACATGTTTAATCCAAGGTACAACATATTACATTACCTCAATAGCAGCTACACTCGCTTGGAAATCAATTGAAGTTATGTTTTTAGCGATACCCATGATGGTACCCGCTGGTATAGTTACGTAAGTACCTGTTCCGTTTAATCGGTAGTTAACATCAGTAGCACATCTAAAAGCTACGTAATTACCTGGGGTTAACTGAGTGACATTCTCTAGAATAGCCACTGGTGCAAACACAGGGATAAGAATTTGTTGAGTTGGTACGGTTATTAATCCTGACATTATATTCTCCTAGTCATTATGATGATCGTGTGATTGACGTTGATATGATACAAGAACGTCTATTTTATCCACCAGTTTATCTACAGCTTTCATAAGGTTCTCTAGATGAATACTGTGTTGGGATGCTTGACTCTCTAAGTGTCGAAGACGGTCCTCATGATCTTTCGTTGTCATACTGTTTGCCTCCGTTTTTGTTTTAACAGGGTTAACGAAAGCCTTTAATAGTATACCTCCTACTGCAGTTGTCAACGCAACGCTAGCCGCGATGATTGCTGATATAGTCCCTAGTTCCATATTTTTACTCCTATAGTGAAGGGACCCGAAGGTCCCGCTTGCCTACTCTTGGTTGGCTTCCTCTTTTTGTTCTTCTGGATGACGTGGGTCATTGTAAAGAACCTCTTCTATCATGGTAACTGCTTCAGTCTGAGACATCTCGAAACCTAGGTAAGCTGCGTGAGCTTGAACGTGTTTCGACATTTGCTGAGGTAACCATGCGGCTAACTCTCTCATGTGTGAAGTAGTACCTTCCATGACTCTCTTAAGCTGATTACGTTTCTGTTCAGGTAGCTTACGCATTTCCTGCATTAGAATCATATCTAAGTTAAGAGCATCAAATGGGCGCTCAACCAAAAGCTGCATAGCTCTAGAGGTCTGTTGGTTCCCCATAGAATCCAAGGCTTTCGATGCGACAGCACCAGCTATGTAACCTCCAGAAGGAGTAAAGATAGCACGACGTTGTAACAAACTACCGATACGTCCCAGCGGTAAACCAAAGTTCTCTAGTTTCCTTAGGGTTGCATCGTTCGTTAAGACTTCAGTAAACTTAGTGTTACCTTCAGCCATTGCTCTCCCTAGTATTCTGAAGCTATCTAATTTGATAATCTCAGATTCACCTAGGACTAACGATAAGTTATTACGTGATCCTGAACCTACAGCTAAAGCTCTGTCTAAACCTTCGTAGTCTATATTACCGTTCTTAGTAAACTCATTCACTATACCACGGGTGATAAACTTACGAATTGCGTTAGCCTCCGCTTCAGCTACCATTAGATTACCTTCACCAACTTCAACCTTCGCAAGTTTATTAGTAAGGAAATCATATAACTCTTCTGCTGTCTTACGGTCACTCATAATGTCTAACGCTTGTTTTCCTGGGCCTACGACATCACGCAGGATCCCCATTTTCTTACGATCTTCCAATTGTTGAACCGCTTGACGATATTTACTTAGCTTATGAACAGTGCTAGTCATATCATCCGCAATTCCTTCGAGGCCTGGGATTTGATCCAGCTTACTCTTATGTTTATCTTGGAAGTCAATAACGATCTTCTTGATCTTCTCCATACGTGCCGCAGGATCAACCTCAAGGTCCATATCGACCTTATGTATCTTCTTAGCTAGTGAGGTATAGACAATGTCTTTTAACGCCTCTACGCCCCTCTCAGCAGCCTTAGAATACGCATCGATAGCTTTAACATCACCCTCAGGAACATCTAGGTTAGCTAAGTAACTTTCTAGACCCTCGCGTGAACCATCGAAGTTACGCAGGAATCTTTGAATGTCCTCAGTACCTGCGTTGTCCCAAAGTAAATTAACAGAGTCATCACTAGTTAGTTTAAACAGATGATCACCTCTCTCAGTAATCTTCATTGCAACTGATTCATCAAAGTCAACCTTAGAGAATCTAGTGTAGTGACTGTTAGTTACACGGAATAAGTTATAAGCATCAGGATCCACTTCTTCAAGACCGTCCATAGATTTCGTAAGACCTTCCTTAACCTTCTCAAGAATCAAATATTGATCCATGTCTTTCGCTTGGAAAGCTTTACGCATCTTAGCATTAACAACTTTAAGACCTTCTCTAATGTCACCTACGTTAACTAAGTTAGGCTCAGGTAAAGAATCTAACTCACTAGCTGCCTCTTGTTTAACATCACGTTTAGCAATGTCTAGTTCTTTCTGTCTCTGTAGTAAATCCGAGTGACGACCTTGGGCTTCCAATAGTTCATCAGCTTGAGTTTCCTTAAGAGCCTTAAGACCTTCAGTATCCTCTGCATCAAAGGAATCAATTGCTTTCTTGTGTGCAGCAGATAACTCACGTAACTCACGGTTAATCTTGTTCAGGTCAATACCTACTTGTGAAGCTTCGTTCTTCAATCCAGTATACGCATCATCACCAGCCTCATCTACGTTCTTAACTAGAGCTTTCATTACATCTCTAAGGTACGTAGGCATTGCTTTAGGATCACTAAAGACACCTAGGGATTCAAACACCTCATTAATGTTATCCTTAAGTGGAGTAGTATCAAGTTCAATGTCCTTAGGTAACTTCTCTAGCATAGCACTGTATGACTTCTGCATAAGACCTCTGATCTCATCTAATGCTGGTCGTAATTCCTCAGACATAGGTTGATCAGTAAACTCATAACCTTTGGGACCTTTGTTATTCAGAAGGTGTTCCTTACTAGCGACATCAAAGATATTCTCTTGATACTTAGTAATCTCTTCTAAATGGTTATCAAAGAAGCTAGTGAATGCTTTAGTTTCCTCAGGATCCAGTGTACCCTTATGGTTATTCAAGTATTCAAACATAGCCTTATGATTCTGTCTTAATTGTTTATCATAAGCAGCACCATTAGTTAACCTAAGAGTAGCCATGACTTCCTTCATACCATCCATCTCACCGTTCTTCTTAAGGATTGGATTGTAGATTTGTTCAAGAGTGAAAGCCATTTGTTTATCTTCAGGAAGGTCAGCATTGATCTTATCCTGTAGTGCTTTCATGCGATCCACGTGTTCCTTCATCTCAGGAGACTCAGGGATAGCTTGGTGAATCCAGCGTTTCAATGAATCAATCTCTTGCTTCTGCTCCTCTAGTGAACGTACTTTATCAGGAGTCTTTAGAACCATCTCTCTAGCTTTACGATGCCATACCGATTGTGTCCACATCTCAGGGTCAGCAGATAACTCTTGTTTCCTTAACTGTGCCCAATCGTTTACCGTAGACTTAGCAGTGTTCTTAATCATACCAGACAAAGGAAGTACCGAGGTAACTTTATCTAGTACATACACTGAAGGTTTAACAGTAGTATTGTATGCAGCCTTTAGTCCATACTTAGTGAAAGCCTTGTAAGCCTCAGGAGTACTTGGGGCTAGGAAAGCAGCCAACAACGCAGTAGTATCATCAGCACCCATCTCTAGAGCACCTTGGTAACCAAAGCCACTCCAAGCAGCTAACTTCATATCAACCTTAGCACTAAGCTTGTAAGCACCTTTAGTAGCCAGTTTAGCACCAACATTGGTAACACCACCACCAGATATAAACTCAGCACCTGTCTGTGTCATTCGTAAGACATCATCAGCATACGAATCTGGATCATCTTCAGGTACATAGTTAGCCTCAGGATACCTATCCTCTAGTAAACTTGAGAAAGGAAACTTCTGACCACCCATTGTGTAGTGACCTAAAGCCCACCCAGGAAATGTAGCTAAGTCAGCAGCACCAGCAGCACCCTTGAATATAAATCTAGATATCTTATCCGATACATCTAGGGATGTCATTGTGTTTTCCTTAACGGTTTCCCAAGTAGTCTGTTCTTCACTCTTGTATGAATCTGAAGTTACAGCATCATCGAAAGCAGAAGTAGACACAGGTAATGGAGCTTCAATACGTAGGGAATCTCGGAAAGGATCGTTAACTGTGTCCTCCTCTAGATCACTCTCAGTTAACGTAGTTGATAAAGCTTCAGGTTCCTTAGGGGCACTTGGTACACCACCAGTAACACCAGTGTCAATCATTGGTTGTTCCTGTGTAGGCATTGTAACATTTGGTTCCTCAGAAGCAACTAAAGGCTCCCCTTGGGGAACCTCCGTTGATACTTGAGTATTTGCTACAGCCTCTAAGTTTTCATCCTCATTAGGAGCAACACTAGCGATAGGCTTAGCTTTACCTAATAAGTTTGTAGTAGGGGAAACCTGACGGTTATCCATTAGGTTAACACCAGTATTAAGTAGTGATGATTTCCCATTCATAATATTAGCCATTGTAAATCCTCTTATTTAGCAGGGAAGACACCAAAGGTATAACTACCGTCCTCATTCTTAAGATACATAGGCATGACAATCGTATCGTACCTACTATCGTAACGGATAGGTTTCTTAAGGGCTTCTTCCCAGTTAGCACCCAAACGATCTACCATGTTTCTCACAGTAGCATCATAAGCTGCCTTATTCGTTTTCTCTAATCTCTTAATATCAGAAACCACTAAATCACCATCAACAGTCTCAGGAACAGGTGTTAACCCTTGGTCAACCTTCTGTTTAACACGAGGGTAGTAGTCCCATATTTTACTAACGGAACCTTGTCCTAAAGCTAAGGTGATATCTGCACCAGCGATTAGAGCCATCGAGTCAGAAGATCTAGCTATGATAGTCTGTAGTGAACCACGGTTAAACTCTGAACCACGGAAGACAGGCTTAACCACATCCTCTGCTTGCTCAACAGCTTGTACTGTAAGTTTACCACCACCATACTGAGATCTAGCTAGTGCATATACAAGGAAGTTCTCTAGAGCCGCACGTTCACCAGAGCGTACCGCAGCAGCATCTAAGTAACCGATTGAGTTCCTAAGTTCCTCTGAATCCTGAATCTCTGAGTTAATATACTTAGCAATAGCGTCTAGATCCTTAGGTCTATTCTCACCAACCATACCGAAGGTAGCACCTAGCATGTCAGTCATGACACTCATGTTACCTGCAGCCCATTGCGTAGGAGAACTAATGAAGTCTTGCCTCAACATTAAGTTAGCTAAAGAAGCTGTCTTACGTTGCTGACCGAATAACTTAAGGTTCTCTTTAGTTGTCTCAGGAATCTTACCGCGACTTGTATCATGCACATCACGCTTACCTCGTAGTAACACAGGTTGACCAGTGATAGCCCAAGTAGTACCATCAGGCATACGGACAACATTAGGACCTGTAGCAGAACCAACTGTAGGATAAGCTTGAGCAGACATTTCATCACCTGAGTCAGGATCAGTGTACTCTAGTTTCTGTAGTTTAACATCAGCTGGCATAGTAGCAATGTTAAGGCTAGGCTTACTCCACTCACCGTTAACAAAGACCTCACCAGTATCAATGTCTCTGTTGACTGCTTCATCAAAGTAGAAACCTTTGTCTCTATCAAATAGACGAACCTTCTCAGTCTTACGATTACCTCGTGGAGTCGAAGGGACACCTGAGTTAACCGTTAAGTTAACCTTAGTCATCTCACCTTTATCATTAGCAAACACAGCGAAGTTATTACCTGTGTCATCTTTAATTACTTGTTGAATAGACTTAGGTTCTGGTTGAGCAGCTTCAAAGAACTTACCTTTGTCTTCTAGAGTTTCCACAGGAGCACTAGGCACTGTAGCATCTAAAGAAGGGATAGGAGTCTCTGGTTCATCAGGGGCTTGTTCCTTCACGAAACCTCTACCTAACATTTGATCAAAACCAGTTAAAGCTGACTTACCTGATTCCTCTACTTGACGTTGGTCAATAGCATCATAGATACCTCTTAGTTGACCAGCGATTTCATTTGGATTCTTGAATTGACGTTGGAATCCTGCAGCTCTACCTTGCTTGTATACATTAATGAAATCTTCTTGCTTAGCATACGCTTTCTTATCCCAAAGATCCATAGTCGTATCACGCCAGTAAGTATCAGTATACTGGTCTTTATCATCAAGGTGACCTGCTGAACGTAAAGCTTGAATCTGTGCTTGCTCTTGTGAAGCTGCTTTCATTGTACGATCATATTCACTCTTAGCATGCTCACGATCCCTTAGTGCTTTATTGTCAGCTAAGGCTTGCATACGTTGTTCCATACGGGAACGTCTTTCATTGTTTGCTTGGAAGAAACCTCTAGCGACACCTCCCAGTAACGCGCGTGCTCTAAAGCCCATTCTGACCTCCTTGGTTTACAGCTTGTTCAGCACGAGCTAATAAACTCTTAGGCATTACTGCTGGAGCATTTAAATCCTGTACTGTTAGGCGACCATCGTCAGCCTCAGGATCTTCACTCTTAAGTAATTCTTGAGTAGCTTGCTTATACAAGTCAGTTGAAGTACGCTCATCTTCATCAACCATGTCATCCTCTGGATATAACACTGGATCAATGTTAGCATAAGTTGCTAAAGAGATAAGCATATAGATTGTTGGTTCGATACATAACAAAAGCATATCAGGAGTAATATCACCGTCCTTGAAAGCTCTCATCAGGTATTTCTCTGCAACGTGTTCCACAGGTAACCCATGTCTCATTGCATCTAGTAAGTTAGGTAAACCTTCTTCATCTGTAAAACGCATGAAGGTCTCATCGATGAACTCTTGTACATCGGAAAACTTAGGTGGTTGTTCATAAGGTAATCTACTTTGCGGATCCTGAGTGAGAGACTGCCCAGGAATCGGAGCAGTCATCATCATAGTCTCAGCGTCTTGCATTTGTTCCTTACTAGCAGAAGTCTCCTTAGAGAACTTAGGCATACTATTACCTTGACCTGCTGTTTCTTGTAGTACTTGCATTACGCTCATTTATTTCTCCTTAGCTAAACATCAGTTGCTGTGATCTACGTAGAGATTCCTCAAGACCTTGGACTCCACTTAATAGTGAGAAACCTGCGGAACCTTGACCGCTTGCGCCTGAAACAGCTGATATTGGTTGTGCTTTTGTTAATTGTGGTACATAAGGTTGGAAACCACCGTCACCTGCGTCTCCGCCTAGTAAACCCTTGACTGCATCATAGTTCTGCATAGCCTTACTAGCACCATCAGATACAGCAGTTTGATTCAACGCTTGGAAGGTTGTATTACCTGCGGTAACATTAGCAATAGTATTACGTGCGATGTTAGCATTCACAGGACCAGCAGCAGTAGTCATTTGTAATGCTTCACCAAACGTAGGAGCTGCACCAGCTTCCATACCACTCATAGGAGCAGGACCGAATTTAGCAGCAGGGTTGAACTTAGCCATAGGATCTGTAACAACACCCTCTAGTACTGGACTTGAGGCAGCCTTAGCAGCCATTTGATCTTGTACGCTTTGTTGTACAGTGAAGGCTTCATTGCTAGCCCTAGCTAAAGCTTGAGGATCCATAGCAGCAATCGCATCAGCACCAACTTGACCCATACCTTGTAAACTCTGTAGGCTTGCATTAGCAGTCTCAGTTAACGTATTGATCTGCCCAGCAGCACCTGAGCCACCTACTTGACCCGCTAGGTCTGCAGCAGCAGTAGTGTTAGCCATGATAGAACCCGTGTGAACTGCAGCCATACCAGCTTTACCTGTGAATGCATTAGTCACATTACTTGCGAATGCTTGAGCAGCACCCGAGAAGTTACCAGCCAATACATTCGATGCACCTTCAGTAATCGCATTACCTAAGGCACCTAATGTACCCCCAACGAAGTTACCAGCAGCAAAGATACCTGAACCAACGGAACCTAATGTTGATACGAAAGCATTAGCTGAAGCAGCCATACTAGCAGCACCCGCACCAAAGCTTCCCCACATTGCTCCAATCGCAGGACCCATCACTGGAGCAAGTACGAAGGATAAAGCCATCGTTCCAATGGGTCCGAGTTTGGACGTGAATTTACCGATGGCTCCCATGACTTTCTTACCAAGTTTACCACCAGCTTTCCATAGTTTCTGACCTCCAGGAAGTGAAGTAACGATACCTTTAGCTACTTTCTTAACTCCCTTAGCCACACCTTTAACAGCTTTCTTAACGCCTTTCCAAGCCTTAGATAAGCCTTTCTTTATTGAACTGAATAATCCCATAATATTTACTTCCAGCTATCTAGGAAACTTCCTAGGAATTTAGAACCATTAACGATACTCTCAATCGTCTTCCCGATTTCACCACCAAGGGCTGTCTCATTAGCAAGTAACGATGCTTCAATCTGAGCTTTCCTATCTAAGTCCGCTTGACTCGCTTGGAATTCCCACTGAGCATTATCACGCATTTCCTGCCATAAGAATGTTAACGCTTGGTTGCTTAAGTTAAATGCATTCTGTACGTTAGCTTGATTCACCGCATTGACACCTGCAGTATTAATCTGGTTAACCTGACGTCTCCAGTTTACATTTGACTGCTCAATCTGTGCAGACATTTGAGAGTTAAACTGGTCACGCTGGGTTTGCAATTGAGCCTCTAGTTGAGTCATTGCGTTAACCTGTGTAGCATTGAACTGTTCACCTTGCATTTGAACTTGTGTGTTGAACTGTAACATTGCATCTTTACGAGCAGCATTCTGTAGGTCAACTTGTGTTTTCATTTGAGCAGAGAATTGTTTAGCTTGGTTCTGAGATTGTGCATTGAATTGCTTAGCAGCGAACTCCATGTTAACATCAGACAATACAGCTTGTACTTTAGCATTATACTCTGTCTTGTATTTCTCTTGCTCGAATGTAGCATCCTGTTGAGCTATAGGCATAGCTGACTGAATGATAGCATTGAATAACGAATCTCTACCGATGGATGACGCTGAGATACCACGAGCAGCTAACTGTTGTTCTACCTTAGCAACCGCTGGTTTAGCCCACAATGGGATGTTACCGTCTTCCATACCTTCAAGTAGTTTATCCATATGCTCAGCCATTGAAGCAGCTTTCATAGGTTCTACTTTAGCTAACTCATCGACAGCCTTTGTTAAGCTTTCAGGGTCAACGAGAGACGCTGTGTAATCTGAGGCTTTCACATCAGCACTAGCTTTAATAGGATCAGGGATATTAATAGTAGTTGCATCTAAGTCACCAATCTGACCTAAGTTAAACTTATTAGGATCAGTAAACTGTGTGTCATCTAAGATAGGATTACCATCATCATCTCTAACGATATTACCACTTTCATCTCGCTTAAAGATGTCAACATTAGTAAACTGTTGTAGTAGATCACGGTCTGTAAGGTAACTCGTAGGATCCTTAAGCATCTTCTCGATCTGAGCACGAGCACTCATCTGATCTCCAGCACTAGGAGGTTCTAAGTCAGCACCGTCCGTAGGTGGAACAACAGGGACATCTGGAGCACCTCCATTACCTCCACCTTCACTACCTACATCAGGTGGCTCAGGGTGAATGAAAGGACCATCGAATTCCCCAGTATCCGTAAAGACATCTTTAGTGCCATCAGGTTTAGGGGCACTGATAGGTTTATTATATGTACCTGTATCTTTATTAATTCCCGTAGGTGATACTAAGGGACCATCGTATTTATCTATTGAGCTAGGTGGTGTGTACTTATTCTGACCTGTGTTTCCATAACCACGGAAGGTACCTCCTTCTCCACCTAGTTGTTCGACAGGGCCTCCTATTTGTTTGAACTCATTAACAGCATCATTCGCTGTCAGATCAATAGTAGACCTATCGGTTTTTTGAATTGTTGCTTCTGCCACTTGAGCCTCCCCATGTATTTTCACTTTCGTCTTCCTCTATGCTCAGTGCACAGTGGTCTTTCTCGAATATATCAAGTATACGACAAAAGAACCAACACACTTTACAACCCCGTCGTTCCCCTTTTCCCAAGCGAGAACTTATGGTTTCATCGGGACTACCTCCGAGGATAGTATTAGCTAACTGATCTACAGCAACTAAGTTTTTCCAAAAGTAAGCTTTAAACTTATCAAACATTATTTACCTCTAACGTAACAAAGGGAGCACTTAGGCTCCCACAGTTTAGGCTCCAACACGATATACGCTGAACACCATACCTCTGAAATCATACATGACTTGAGTGTTATCAATGTATGTATTCAAGAGTTCCTTGGTAATTACAAACTCACCTGAAGTATTCCACGTTTCCGTTAGTGAACCTACACCATCCACGAAGGATAATAGTAAGGTGTCAGCTACAGCACCATTAAGAATGCCAATAGGGACAGCGAAGTTATCAGTAACTGGAAGTTTGTTACCATTGGTATCATGGAGTTCAAAAGTTAACTCAGTGACACCTCCTTTTGGAATAACGAGACGATAATCATCCGTCTGCTCTACCCCATCGATTTTAGCTGACGTAACTACAATCTTAACAATCGTAGGATCTATAGTTACGAAGGGTACATTAGATCTAAACATTTAAAGAATCTCCTTGTTTAATGTAGACGTGTGTATTAATAGCATCTCTATGTATGGTAGCTTGGAAATTAAATACCTCAGTACCAAAGATTTCCCACGTGAAAGCGGACTGACCAGATTGCAGACTTGCCTCTGTTTCAAAGTGACCATAAGGTAAACCATCAATTTGCACAAGACCACCAAAGAATGAGTTAGACGTAGAATTAGTACCTGTAGCACCCACAAACCATTTATCTGTTTTACCTAAGGCTGCCTCAGATTCCACTACCACAATTCTATCATTAGTAACTACTAAGTTAACACTTGATATGCCTTGCTGAACTAAGGTGTTTGTACCTAACCTAGAATCAATACGACTGATACATTTATCTCTAGCTGAGATATTACCTTTGTGCTTAAGTATCATGGTAGAATCAATACCTACGTCATACTTATTATAACGTTGACCAACTACAGCACTACTCGTGTTATACACAGGTTCCGTTACGTTGATCTTATAGTTAGCACCTGCGTCTTCAGCTAAGTAACCTACCAAGATAGGAGCACGATTTTCTAAGAGCTTACCTATTTGGAATCTAAAGATACCTACAACAGCCGCCTGAGTTTGAGCAGGCTCACCAATACCTTTAGTAGTAAAGATAACTTCTTTGTTAGCTTCATCGTACTGGTGGTGGAAACCCATGGTACCTTGGTTCTGTGAGTTACCTATATAAACCTTAAAGCGATCAGCAGTAACATATGTACCCTCTTCAAAAGTGACGTGTACGAAGTCCCCAAAGTTAGAAGCAGACTGGAATATGAACTCATTGTTACCTAAGGCAAACGCACGTGAAGAAGAGTTAAAGGTAATATCAGTAGTTAAAACGCCTGTTTCTCTGTAGTACGCTGTAGTTAACTCAGTAGTCGCTGGATCATACGTCAAGAATACACACTCGGATACACCTGTTGTTACATTAACGTAAAACGAAACCCACTTGTCTGTCCCTAAGGGAACAATAAGTCTACCCGAGGTAGCTGCTGTTGCTGCTGTACTATGTGTAATAGTTAAAGCTTCAGTAGCCCATACAGTACCATCCCAACCAAGTAACTCATAGTTTAACCTATCACTTAGAGGTACCAGCAATTTACCATCTGATGTTTGCATGCGTGTTACATTAGATGTTGCTTGAGCATAATCAAGTAGAGGAGTCTCTGCTGTTCCTTGCAAAGGAGTGCTAACACTAACGAAGCCTTGCGTTCCCGTGTCCAGACGCACAAACTGAGGATTATTAGCAGATGACTGACCTACAAGAAATACAGTACCATCATGAGCCTTAAGGAAACTGGCATTCATTTTATTAGTGTTAGTAAGAATATCGTGGATAGTACCTATAGTAATCGTAGCGGTAAAACGTTGGTTACCTTCGTCCCAAGTAAACCATACTAAGTCAAGACGTACTGAGGTACTAGAAGACAATACAGCTACCCATGTATCATCATCTATCTTGAACGGAGAGTTCAATTGGAAGTTAGTAGGTGATGTAGTAACACCAGCTGTACGAGTAACTAGGTCAACATACTCCATAGTCTTATCTTCGTGCATTACATACTGAGCAAAGCGTATTTGGTTTGTGGTATTTGACGTAGTAAATAACATATTGAAACCATATAACTTATTACCACGAGGAATCGTGGCGTGTCCTCGGTAAGTCTGACCGCCCCACTCGAAACTAGTGTGAGCTTTGTCTATCAAATAAGTTGGTTTAAGGTTTCGATCGTAATCTAGGAAGTTACCAGAGATAGGATCAACGTAAATCGGATCACCTACCTTACCAGCAGTTCCATGTGTATTTGGTACAGTAATAGCTCGTAGCTGCGTAGCGCTTCCACCCTCGACTGTACTTAAAGTATAATTAGGCATCTATATAATCTCCAATGTAGTTGCGTTGATTGTATCCATTACCACTAGATCCTTAGGTAATAACTCTAGATTATCACCTGCAGCCAATGTTAGTATATCACCAACGATAGTAAAATTAGGGTTCATGATAGTACACTTAACTCCCTCAGCAGCCGTAGCGCTCTGACGAATACTAAAGCGTCTACCTGTACCTAAAGCAGTTGGTAGGTTAATAGTTGTATTACCTAGGGAGATAATATCAGCTACTACAGTATCCTCAGGGATCGTGTAAGAATCACCATCTTGTACTACAATAGGAACCCCTACAATCATGGCAGCCGCTTGTGCTTCATTAGCAGCAGTCTCAGCTCTTTGTACATCAATAGCAGCATCACCTACGGCTACCTCTAGACTATCTAAGTAAGTATTAAGAGGTTGCTGCACACCACCGTCTGGTGTATGCGTAAGGAACTGTGAGTCAGCCAAGGAATCTCCATCAGTCTGAGAGAAAGACCTTACTAACACACCGTTCACTCGGAACTCTAGTACCTTGTTGTTGGGATCTGTTACGTTGGTAAAGACACCAGTAGCATCAACAGCTCCATCAGAAATGAAAGGGATTGCTGCGCCACCACCCTCAGTACCATCATGGTTATGCCCATCAGCTGCCCTGAAAACAGCTGCTAGTTGATCATACTCTGCGTTAAACAGAGGAGCATCTATAACATCACCATTAGAAAAATTGGATTGACGAATGTAAACTTCAGTCATTAGATCTTACCTCCTGCGGTTAAATCGATCTGGAAGCTCTGTAAATCAAACGGAGCATCTTGTATTGTTTTCAAAGGACGGATACGTAGGGACACTACGAAACCTGAACCTTCCGTGTATAGTTCTGTATCACCAAAATTAGTAGCCCCGAAGAATACAATAGGATCACCAAAGGTTGAATCTGGTTTACCGAAGATCGCTGGTAACGTCATTCGTTCCAGAGGATATACAGCTGGCTGGAAGACATCCCTATGGTTATAATCATATCTCACCTCTAGACCTGCTTCTACGTTACCCTCAGCACGAGAACTTAGTATAGCTTTGTGAACACACTTACGTTGACTTATGTCACCATAGTCACTAAAGGCTAATTGACATGTGTAATCAATAGACTCACCTGCAAAGGTATTACCTACTTCTTGTACATACACGTGTCCTGACTCTTGACTACCATGGATAATTCTTTCCTTACCTTCGTGATAACCATTGTCCACCGAGAGTACACCATAGCCAACCAGTTCACTGAAAGCCCATTCGAAACCTTGTTGATCATCAATGAAGGAGAACGTTGCTGTTATACCACGTTGAGCAGCTACAGTATTCAAAGGATCTATGAACCATAACCTATATTGATTCTTCTCACGGATTACAGTAGAAACAAACCAATAACGTTCTACATCCCGAACACGAGGGGATATCAAAGGAGATATCTTACGACTAATGGTACCCATCTCAATATCTTCAAGTCGTTCAGTCTTAGCAATCGTACGTAAACCATCAGGTGCTAAGAACACCAAGTCACCACCGATCTCTTGAATACTGAAACCATCAACACACCCAATATCCCTAGTAACTGGAGTAGACTGTAGTTGACCTGATTCAATACCTACAACTTTAAAGATAGAAGTCCTACAGAATACATAGAGAGTCTCACGATGACTCTTGATACCTGTGACTATATCACCAAAGTCAAGGGAACCTGCGGTAGCACCATTGAAGTTCTCTTGTGGTGTTTCTTTATCATCATCCTCAGGGCTATTCAAGTCGGTAGCCGCTAGTGAACTATAGAAGATACTAGTAGGATGATCTGTCATACCACCTAGGATCAATTGGTCTTTATAGAAGGTACAGTACTTAGCACCAAGTAAAGCATTACCTGTACCTGAGTCATCTCCTAGTTCAGCAAACCTAGAGACACTCTGGTCATCTATAGAGAATACTGCTGGGGCATTCACACCGTCAGTCATGTAGATGTATTCTTTAGAAGCATAATAATGTCTAGCAAACATGTAACGAGTGTTACCTGAACGAGCTGCTGTGTTAACCTGTGTCCACGTTGCGTTATCACTAGAATGATATACGTTATCTCCACGACACGCAATTAAACCTTGGTAATTCACAACACCGACTACGTTACCTGCTCCAGTTACCTCGGCTGTACTTAAGGCTTCATAACCGTTAATACGTCTGTAGCCTCCCTCTTTACTTACCTCGAAGTTAACCAAATCAATGGCTTCCCCAGGCTTCCCTAGTAGCTCATGGTTGTTGCTACTAAGGTTTAACCCACCTCGACAAGGGATAGATATCTGTTGCATCTTACCAGCCATTATACTGCCCTCATACGTTCTTCCTTGTTACTCAATAGTGATCTCTTCATGTTAACTAAGCCTTCCCTATATTCACCAAGGGAGAAGTTAGCTTGCATGTCATTCTCTCTGAATAACCATAGGTAATATTTAATACGACTAACAAGAACCGTAATGAATTCCTCAGGGATAGGAACTACCTCGGTACCCAAACGAAATCTTGTAGCAGAACTACGTACGTTATAGGTAACCCAATAGTTTCCATCAGGTACAGGAGTAAAGCCGTACTTACCGTCTGAATACTTAATGACATACTGAGGAGTACCTTTATTAGCACCATCAAAGTCTTTAACTCTGAAGTTAGCAATCCATTGGTCATAAGTCATCACAGGTAAATTCCTTACAAGTGTAGCTGGCTGAGAGGTTACATTAGGATCTGTGGAAGTTACATCTTTGTCTGTAATAAGGAAAGACTGCCAATCAGGTTCCTGACGGACACCATTAGTTAAAGTCTCTGTGTCGTACCATTGTTGACCATCAGATAACTTACGAATCTCTTCCTCTACAGGAGTGTCTCGTGCTAACTGAAGCCAAGACCATTTAGTACTTTCATTACTAATATCAAAGAAGGCTCTATTCGTTGCTTCTTTAGCAAACTGTTGAAGACCCCTTGCATTAGCTAGTTGTTGTTCTGTCATTGGGATCTCATTAACTTCACGTAAAGCTAAGTTGACCACTTCTAGAAATGTGTACATTCACTGCTCCTTAGGTAATAAAAAAGGGACCCAAGATTACCTCGGATCCCTTGGGATATTAATCGTTATGATTAAGCGTATAGTACCGCTGCAACTGCTAAACAGTTCGAACGTACAATGCCACGACCGTACACGTGTAAACCACGAACGATGTCAGCAAATGTTGATTCAGAACGAATTGTCTCAACCTTATCGATTGATTGAACCGTTGCTACCGCAGACATATGACCAGCGATGATTAAATCACCTGTACCACCAGTGTGCTGTGGAGTGTTGTTTGTCTTGTAGATAGAGAAGCCACGTAGCTTACCTTTCATTACCAAGCCATTCTTCAGACCACCTTCACCTTGGTTGTAGTCAGTTGAAAGTAACTTACTGTCTGTACGAGCAAGTAATTCCATAAAGCGTGGTGATACGATAACGTAACGACCTTCCTCTGGAACCTCTGCTTCATCTAGCACTAACGCTAGTTTCGATAGTAAGTTCAATGGATCAACTTCAGCACCCGTGCCGTGACCTAAGGTTACTGGAGCAGCGATTGCTGTAGCAGCGTCAGCCACTTGATCAATTGTACCATCAGCAGTAGCATTGTCCGCTAAGTAATGGTTAGCAATAGCACCGTTAGCCATGAACGTTAGAACCTCACGGTCATAAGCATTCTTAACAGCGTATGTAGCAGAACCAGTTGCTAATGATTCCCACTCGACGTGAGATAATTTCTTCTCGATGTCATCAACTTGGAACTGGAAAGTGTTCGCTTGTGAGATCTCAAGAGTAATTTCGTTATCCGCTAACGCTTCTGAAGTGACTGTTGCACCACGAGTATAAGCGTTAACTGTGATTGTTGGTTCTAAGATAATATTTACTGTATCACCGTAAGAACCCAACTCACCGTAGTAATCACTGTTTGTTACAGCTTCAACTACAGAAGTTGTACGTAGGAACTTAAGAACCTTCTGTGAGTAGATAGTAGGACTGAAGTTACCTGTAGGGCTGTTGCCACCAAAGTTAGTAGTACTGGCACCGTTAAAATATGACATAAAATACCTCGTTTATTAATTTATTTAGTTACTATTGACCGAACAAGATACGACCTTCACGATGAGCTAGTGTGATATGTTCTTCCCACTTTTCAAACTCCGCTGGTTTTAACGAACCGATTTCCGATTCTTTCCATTGGTACGCAGGATGATTTCTATCAACAGCCCCAGGCTCTACGACTGCGTTAGTAGTTGTTACCGCTAAGTCTGCACCTGATTGCGCTGGTTGTTCTTGTGAATCCGTTTTACCCCAACCACTATTGTACTTGAACAAAGACAGTGCTTGTATTGCTTTTTCAGCATTGTCAGGGTTATTATAGACCCAACCTTGGATTTCGTCTGACTGCATACGTGCCCAGTGATGGAACTCATCAGTATTCATGATTTGTTCATAGTCAGGGTGTACTTCTTTCAAACGTAGCATAGCTCTTTCAGCAGTAGTTTGTGATAACGTACCTTGCATCTCTGCGATCTTCTGATCATACGCTCCCATTTGTTGCTGGAATAAGTTAGCTGCCATGGATTGGATTACAGCGAATGTCTCTGGATTCTGTGCTTTGAAGGCCTCAAGCTCTTCTTGTGTTTTAGGCACCTGAATCTTAGGAACACCTTGCTGTTCTAGAACTTTAATCCGATCGTCTTTCTCGCGTAATTGCTTAGATGACCATGATTGTAAGTCTTTATAACGCTTCTCCCAGTTATGCTCTGGTGTTACTGACGCTTGAGTATCTGGACCTCCTTGCGCATTGGGGTCTTGATTCATTGCATTATGACCTTGGTTAACCATAGACTCTTGAGTGTTATGATTTTCCTGATGGTCACCCAGTAAACTGCGTGTATGTGATTGTGGCATAAAATTTCTCCTTCTAGGTCTAATAGCTGAGGTATCCTAAAGGAATCTTGCTATCTAGAGTTCTAGTTTAATAGTTAAATCGAGAGGTTAGCGTTTGCTTCTCTCTTCCGCTTTTAAGTTATCCCTAAGGTTTAATAGCTTATCAATTTGCTTTATTTGTCCTTGGATTAACTTAAGTTCTTCTTCTTTACAATTGCAAAGTTGAATAACAAGACGGGATTTTTCACCCGCCAAGTATTCTTCCATTTTGTCCCAGTGTTGATTAGTTAACAAAGGTCTAAGCAATTGCGTTGGTCGCATCTGCTCCATTTATTCCCTCCTGATTACCACTGGATTCAAAGTTACTAGTGTTACCTGATGTACCTGCTGGGCCTTCATTACCTTCAACAGGAGCGGCTCCACCACCTACGCCTCCAGCCATACCGATGATCTCAGCGTAAATCTTAGCTTCAGCCATATCGTTGATGACTGCATCTGGATCCATGTCCATACCTTTCACTAGTTCTCTAATGATGTACGGAAGTTTAACCATTGGAGCCAACGCAGGATTCTGAGTAAGACCAAGTAATGTTTGTAAGCGTTGTACTTTGACTTCTTGTTTCGTGTAAGATCTAATACCTGTAGCAACAATGTTGTAGTCACCCTTAGGTAAATTCTCGTAGTTAAATTGATTGTTCCAGAAGAACAACATCTGACCTAGAGGATTCAATAGATCGTCATCTATGTTTCGAATAACAGTCTTGACGTTCAGGCTCGCATTCTCCAGAATCATATTTAGACCACTTGAGGTTCTACCTACACCAGTAACACCTGTTTGACCATGTGATACTGAAGGGATACCTGTGGATTCATCTGCTATCTGACGAAACTCTCGGAACATCATCATGCTTTCATTTGCTGTGTTCTGGAACTTTATACTATTGATACCAGCACCAGCTTGACCGCCTTGTTTTCTAAAGACTTTTCCTGGGTATATCTCCATGTCCTGTCCAGCGACAAGCACGGATTCATCAACCTCGAAGACTAAGTTACTCGACAACGCTAGGTTATCTACTGCTAAACGAGTGAAACCATTAATCATCTTCTGTGAGTCTTCCATTGTCTCAGGAACACCTACACCATAGATACTATAAGGATTCTCTTCATAGCAGAATACAAAGTAAGGGATACGTTGTGGTAACAAAGGATTCACCATGATACGAATGATTCGACCACCTGACATCCAAGCGTTCACATGCACTTGATCACTATGTACTTGATCTAGAGGTAACCCTAGTTCGATAGCTTCCTGAATGCTGATGTAGCCCCAGTATTCAAATACTTCCCATAGTCTACTATTGTTAACTGTAGTGTCTGATTCACGAACGATATGCTCCCAGCTCTTAGGTACATAGTTACCTTGACCAGCACGAGTTAACTCATCGATCTCTTCAGCTCTAAAGAAAGCACGCCCTTTAAGTTCTCTCAGTTGCTTAGCTGTCATACGGTGTCTTTCGATAACCCATTCAGCTTCTTCAATAGTCATAGCGTTAGGATCAATGTAAAGGTCCCAATCGCTTACCATGCATAACTTAGGGAACTTACGTTTCTCAGGCATGTACTGGCCTTCTTCCCACTTATGAATAATCTTTTCTTCAGAGAATACACCTTTCATGATACCAGTACCTAATAGACATGCTTCAAATACTGATTGACGTAACTCTGTTAAACCATTTGATTCTTCAATCTGATCTAATACAATCTTAGTCATTTGTTCAGCCGCTCGTTGTGCAGGGCTTAACTGACCGAATTGACCACCAGATTTATCACGACCTTCCTGTAGGTTACCATAAAGGTTATCATCTTCCTTCCACGTAAGGTTACCTTCGGTAGCACCAGCACCTAATGTACGACCATCGCCTTCATAACCAATACCAAAGTCTTGTTGTGACTCAGGACCTGCAGCATTAGGGTCATTAGTAGCCCATTCAGGTACACCTTCTGGTTTAGGTGTTGGTTCAAATAGTAATGGGAATCGTGAGTTCTGTAGTAATGCTTCCATGATTTGAGAGTAAGCAGCTTTAGTTTTAACTGTGGTTGTACGGATGTAAGGTTTGAATTCCTCTGATTGACGGAATTGACCTGCGTCTCCATTACGACCTGATGCTGTACTATCTAGTGCACGGAATGCTTTAATGTTCTTAATCCATTGTTGTTCAACGGTATATCTAGCTGTATCTGCTTCAGTCATTGCTTGAGTGATACGAGCAGCTAGTGAAGACATTTGGTGTTCCTTCATCATTTCTTCTGGAGGTACTACCTTTGTACTGTCTTGTATAATTTCAATCTCTTCCTTCTGTTTCGAAGGACCTAATAAATTGTCAGCCATGATTTCTCCTATTAATTAAATTAGCTTAGTGCTACATTGCATAGCTGAGGGATGTTGTTTTGATTACGCAGGTTGACCCCGACTGCGAGATACAATCACCTCCTTAGGGCGATTATTGGAAATAGCCTCGATACCTAGCGAAACCTTGGGCTTCCGTCTTGTGAGCCATAGCACGTTCCTGTACAGTCATCTTCTGAGGACGAGCCATACATATATAACGGAGAACATCGAGTAAATCCCAGTGATGTGTACGTCCTCTAGTTTTAATACGTTTATCATCAATGTCATCTGGTTTCTTCTCGTTACGCTTGGCAGACAAGATCTGATCGATAAGCTTAACACACGAGCTATGAACAAGGAGGTTTGGTTCCCCCGACACAGGATCAACTATAAGTCTATCATGTATTTGGTTCCATCCAGCCTCACGGTTCCTATCAGCAGGCTTAGGGAACAAACCGAACCTAGAGATCTTCTCCCGAACCCCAGGCCCTGTGTGACCTGTGGAGTTAAATACTGAATGGTCAATAACTCTGTCTACACCTTGAGGTAGGTAACCTTCGTGCTCTTTGACCTTCTTAGCCCACTCCTCGTGTACCTCTCCGATTAACTCTAGTTCACTATAGATAACCATCTTATTACTATTTGGATCCATGGCTGCCCATAAGGAAGCCGCAGGGTCAGTATAACCATAGTCAAGTCCATTCACTACAGCCCAGTGTAACGGAGGTAATTCATCTGTTACATGAACTAAAGGACTGAATGCAAACATACTATCTTCACCAGCCATCCAGTCACCTTCAAGTAATTGCTTACGTTTAACTTCAGGTAAAGCCATAAGCATCTTACGGTACGGAGACATCTCTTCCCCTTCCTGAGGTGTATCTAGGTAAGGGTTATCACTTAGGTTCGCAGGGATAAAACGGTAACTAATACCATTCCTGTAAAACGTAGTGTTTGGTTCTGCTGGATCAATGAATGTTTCCTTAACCCAAGGTGCACCCCCAGGGTTTGCAGAGGCTCTTATGTAACACTTGATGTTAGGATTAGCAGAACGAAGACGAGACATTAGGTATGTGAACCCCTCGTCTGACCTTTGATGTTGAATCTCATCGAATCCTATGTAACTGTACGGTAAACCTTGGTAGTTATCTAAGTCTTCTGGTTTATCTAGGTAACCAAACTGGATCGTAGCACCACTAGGGAAATACCACATATTCTCAGCTTTATTGTACTTAGCCCCAGGAAATGCCTTAGGATACAATGACCTACTAACACCTATCAATTCTTTAAGCATAGGACTCGTACGTCGAATGATTAAGCCTCTATAGTCTTCCTCAGCACAATATCTTAGTGCATCAACAAGCATAGCATAGGACTTACCACCACCAGCAGCACCGCCGTACAACACAATGTCTTCATCTGCAGCATGGAACTCAGCTTGCTTAGGTGTTGGTGCATACAGTACCTTCTTACCAGTTTCCTCTACTTTACGTTTGGCTTCCTCTAGATTATCGTGGGACTGCTTAATGTTACCTTGGGCAGCCTTAGTCTCCTCTTTCTCTGCCATCACATCTTTAGCAGTCTTACCACTCTTGGCAGCTACTGTAGCTAACCTACGTTTCGCTAGCTCCTCTTCCTTCTTAAGCTTAGCAATTAATCTTTTCTCTTGAGCAATCTTACGTGCATCAGCAAGTTGCTTCTTGCGTGCCTCAGTTACTGTCTTCTTATTGGCCTTCCCTTCTTTCTTAGCTTCTGCTACACGTGCTCGGGAATCCTTAGCAGCACTTCTGGTCTTATCTTTTAGTTTTAATTTAGTCTCACCTCGGTTCCAAATGTTAGACACTTGACCTTTGGAGCTAATGTTGTACCCAAGTCCCTCTAATTTAGTAATAGCTTCTGCTACACTATATGCTTTACTATAGCGACTCTGCACCATAGCTTGAAGGTAAGGTACGTATTTCTCAGGGATGGCTACGAATAATCCATCATCTCTCTTCTCATGATGTAAGGGAGCTTTAATACTCTTGAAAGGTACATACAAAGCATCCTCCATTTCCTTATCTAAGTTAGGGGATAACTCATACATCATCTTTAGTGTTTTCTCTGAGGGGTAACCTAGGGAATCATGCCCGAAGGTTTTAAGGGTATCCAAGAACTTCATGGGTCCTCCTTTAGGATATAGTGATTAGAGGCCCAGAGAAGCCCGTAGAGAGGACTTCAGTGGACCAGTGGTACCATTGGGTTATTCGTCAGCTAAATCGTCGTCAGAAGCCTCTACGGCAGCCAGAGGGACTTTAGTAGGCAGGATGAATAAACCATTCTCAGCTTCAATAGAAACTTCAACGTTTGTATGCTTAGTTAAACCTACACGATCCATTACTTTCTCAGCAGCAGATAAGCGTAATTCACCTTTCTCGGTACTAGCATCAGCATCCATCATCTCAAGAGCAGTCCTAGAAGCCTTAAGTGCACCCATGGCTAGGTTAGCACGGGCACGATCAATGATTACATCTTTAAGTTTTCCATACATCTGGTAAGCAGTACTAGTTGGAATGTCCATTTGACGTGCAACAGAAGCTACGGAAGGAGCATTCTCTAGGTACGCTAGGAATAGTTCCTCTTTCTCAGTTAAATTCATAATAATTCCTTATGTTGGTTGAAATATAGGTAGTATAAACCACCAGACATAAAAAAAGCCGCCATAAGGCAGCCTTCTTTAGAATACTAATGGATTTTCTGTAGGATCTACTTCAGTTAACAAGTATTCCATCTTCCATTTAAGTTCATGTACTTTTCTCTCTAGTGTTCTAAGGGAAATCCCTAGATCTTCTGCTATTTCTACGTACATCTTACCGGTAAGTAGTAGCTTAATTAGTTCATTAGACTCTTTATCAAGAGAATCTGTAAGGTATTCCGCTAGATCCTGTAGGTAATCGTAAGTATCCGCAGGAATCTCTTCTTCTAGTGGAGTACTAACCCCGTCTTCTAGTTCAAACGCAGGTAACATTGGAACAGTATCTAGCTTCTTCTTCTGTGTACGGTTAATACAAACTGATTTAGCTGCTAGCCAGACGTAAGATTTCGTAAGGTACGTTGGGTTTGCTTTGACTACCTTCTCTACTGTGTCCATAATCAGGTCATCTACAGTAATATGGGTGTCGTATTTAAACATGGTGACGTTTGGATCACGTCTTTTGGTGTAGCGTTCGATTGCTCGTGTTGCTTCAGGGATGATGTCGGCAGTGGTAATAGTTGAAATATGCATAATAAGTCCTTTTGAAGTTGAATTAGCTGGACTATAGCAGAGGATGCAAACTTTGTCAAGAACTTTCTTAAGTATTTCTTAGGAAACCATCTGATAAAGCAGAAAGATGCATACCTAAGGAAAGGTCTCCCTAGGTAACCATAAGGTATAAGCAGAATGAATTATAACTATTAGGTATACTAAAGTATTCCAAGGGAACTTCTTAATGATTAATTACTATATGTATTATAAACATTTGGTATTTCCTTTGCGTTTCCCTTGTATTCCTTAGGAAACCTTATACTAGCATATAACCGCCATGAAAGTCAATAGTTCTTTAGAATATTTTAGTATAACGCTGGGCAGGACTTAACCGATATCATCATAAGGCCTCTAATTCCCTCTGCTCTACATATGTTAACCCTATGAAAGGTAAGGGGAATGTCACTAGTGGACACTTGGAATCACTAGTTTTACATGGGGCTGGACTACGTAAACGAGAGTACCCCCACTGTCCCTTCGGTTTCCACTGGTCTGACCTCTGACCTCCGATGGTCTGACCTCTGACCTCCATGGGTGTATCATATGGTTTACAGAGGGCACTGGTCTGACCTCTGGTTATCTTGTGGGAGACTATTGACAGCATGGGGAGGCTTGTGTTAATCACTAGATTCCTCAAGTACCACACTAGATCCCCCTTGTCAACACTACTACCACACTAATGTTACAGTCACTTGTATACACTTGTTTACTATAGTTATCCACAGGGCATCCCACTGTTTACACTGGCTAGCGGTGAACTACCTATAATCTATCCACATATCCACAGGGTTGACACTGGTTTTACACTGTGCTACGTCAGACTATTAGTAGTATTAGGTGTACTATGGTATCTGGTCTGACCACTGTAAACTTATGAAATTAATTGTTGACTTGATAATTCAATGGTGTTCTAATGGCAATCGTCAACGGGGCAGTACGAGATTGTCCTTTGATTACCTTAGGGTAAACATTTAGTTGACATGATGAATGCTTTATGTAATCATTTGTCACGTTGTCAGGGTGACCAGTCATTGATAAAGACGTTAAAACACACGTAACCTACTGATAACACCGCTTGAGAGGCTAGATATTGCTAGATGATAATCAACGGTTGACAAGATGAATAACTTATGTAATCATTTGTCGCAAGCTGGTCAGAGTTAACCACTTGATACTGACTGAAAACAAAAGGTTGACAACGACAAGCAGAGTCGATAACATATGCAGCATGAGTTGGGGAGTTCAACGACGCCCTTGCGATAGCACTCTAAGCTATTGACAGCCAATGTTAGGCACTAAAACAGTTGACGGCAGGATAACATAGCCAATGGTGGGGATACACTCGTATATCGAGGAATCCGTCTGAATTAACAGTAACCACTTCTCCATTCGCAACCTGTTCGTTATGAGTAGGATTCTCGGTTTAGCATGAGACTAGACCTTGCATGAATCCAGCTCGGAAACAGATGGGCGTTTAAAGGTCATTCACTAGCTACAACTAGCACTCCTCTATCTGTTAACATCAAGGATAATCAATTTTAGGTTATACTTGCGTGTTATTAATCCTCTGCTTGCTAATCAAGTATCCTATGGAATTCTGACGAATAAACTTAGCTGAACGAAAGGTAAGGCTTCAGGATTATTAATCACAACAGTCACTACCTATAAGCGACTAAGCCTTGATATTGCGCCTTGAGTGGGGCGCGATGTAGTACCACTCTTTACTGATGGGTATTCCTTAGAGTATCTATCATTAAACATTAACCAAACGTAAAACAAAAGGATAACATTATGCCTACATTAAATGCACGTCAACAAGCTCAAGTAAATGCAATTGCTAACTTTAAGGCTGGTGCTCGCGGTGTCGTTGAGCAAGTCGAGTTAACACTAGCTGAATACATTGGTAAGGATAGCTTTAGTCCTAATAACCTTGAGTTCTTCCTTAATGCAATGAAACGTACACCACGTTTACAAACAGTATTCCGCAAGATACTACCGTCAATTGTACCTGTACAAATCAAAGGTAGTGCTAAGACTAAGTTCAAGGTGACAAATGTTGAGTTAACCAAGAAGTTGAAACTTAAAGCAAGACAGGAAGTTAAGGCATTCACTGCTTTAGCATTAGGTTCTCTATTGGATCATCCGTCTATCAAAGTTGAGATTGAATTCGATTGGACTAAGAAGTCAGCAAGTTTAGCAACTCAAATGGCTAACCTTATGAAGAACGAAGGTATCACTAAGGATCAACTAATGAAAGTGGTTGACTTAGCTGTTACTAAATCGAAAGCAGCATAGGACTAATCCAAGGGATGAGCGGTACTTGGAGAATCATGGAGCAGGGGATCTATGCCTCTAGCTCCAAGCGTAATCAAAAGAAAAACAAACGTAAATCAAATAGTGCTCAAGCAAAGGGCGCTCGGAGTAAATAACATGCCAATGCAAATCACAACTTCTAAAAACCATTCGTTAACTTCAGTCAAGTCTATGTTTAAGGCTGGTATGATCTTTGTAGCTCGTAGTAAATCAAGTGATACACTGATGATGCTTAACGGTGAAACTGGAATAATCATATCGTTTACTTATGATATTGATAGCTTAGAAAGGATGCTTACTAAGGTTAGTATGAGTACTAATCAATATATCCCAACGTTATTTGAAGAATTAGATATTATCCATATGGATGCTAAGAATGATTGGGAGGTAGCTTACTATGAATACAAATAGATCTACTGACTGGAAATGGGAGACTACAAACCTAGCTAAGTTCTACTTCTGGTATATACTAATCTTTATCCTATGGAGTATAGCAGTATACTTCTTAGGTTTCATTGTGCCTACACTAGTGTTAGGTTTCTTCATTGGTTACACATATCACAAGGTTAAACATGAAAACTTTCTTATACAAGGGTAACAGGTACTACAACCTACGTACCATCTACAAGTTAGCACAAGCAACTAAGGAGAACACCTAATGAAAACAGTAAGCGTATTAATCAAGCGTAAAGGTAAGCGCAACTTAAAGACCACAGCGGTGTGCAATCCAATGAATGGACTGTCGGTATCACATGTAACCGATCGTCCCAATGTGAAGCGCTCTCTTCGTTCTACGGCTATCTAGAGTAGATAACTAGGTGCATTCCTTAGTGAATGTACTTATGATATTTATTCAATCCAAACAAAGGAAATCATTATGAACACTGAATCTTTAAACATGATCGCTAAAACTTTAGGCTTACAAACAACAGCAGCTTTAATTGAAGCGAACAACGGTGGTTTAGAATTCTACCATGCAAAAGAAACTCTGTTAGTTGTAACTTCAGATTCTTTCGTACTCTTTGGTCTTGAAGGGGATGAAACATCAGAGGAAATCAAGCAGCAGATCCAAATGTCTACCCTTTCTCTATTAGCTACTGAAGGTGCTCAAGAGTTAGACTCAGAACTACGTGAGATGGCTTCAAGTATTAAGAAGGTAAGTCACGATGATGAAGCATTTAGTATGTGCCTTATGAAACTTCAAATGGAAGAGTCACCATTAGTTCAGGTAGCAGGAGTTGAAGCGGAGAATATCGAAGTGATGCAACAGCACATCCTTAAGGAAGCAGCAGGTCGTCTAGCGAACACACCTAAGCACTAGGAGTTATTATGAAGTCTTATGAAATCACAGGTAAACTATTGTCTAACAATAAGAAAGGCAATAGAACTATGGAAGCTCTTGATAAGCAGGAGATCTGGAATAACCCTGAGGACTTTGGATTCTCTAAGATATTCAAGGTTGAGGAAAGCAGAGGGGTTCAGAGATTCAATAAGAGAGACTTCTAAGTAACATAGGTATTACTAAGGTATTCCTTAATGTTTATAATACATATAGTAAATAAGCTTTAGGGAATCCTTAGATTCAAACCCATGTTAACATAGGTATTAACAATAGCATACTTTTTAATGAATGTCAATAGGTATTCATAAGTTTATTTCATTCTGCTTACACGAAGAAGTAACCTTATGAATACTTAAGTTAACAACATAGGAGACTATCATGTCAGATAAGAAAGTATA